TTATGAAGTTGTGTTTTCGTTTCCCTTTACCTTTGCAGCTAACGCTACTTTATCTTCTGCATCCTTGCGTATCTTTTCAATTTCTTCAGCAGGAGCGTCAGTTAGAGCCAGCATTTGTACAGCAGTCTCTAAAGAAAGTACGCCTTGATTATATAGTTCCGCTATTACTTTCCACTTATCCTTTTTGTCATCCTCGAAAGGTTCGGCAAAATCGAATTCGACCTCCAACTTATCCAACTTGCTTCTCATCTCAGGATATAGTTCCTTCATTACGGCTATAATCACATGCGATAATCTACCGACAAGTTCTTCATAGATTTCCATTCGGTTCGCTCGCTTGATGTAACCCAATACCAACGCTCGTTTTATACCGACACTAGTAAGCGTACTCATAGCTTTCATTAGTTCCGGTGACATATCCGGTGTAAACGTATCAAACAATATAGACTGAGCCAAGTCTTCTTTCTCTGCCTTGCGGATTTCGGAATTCTGAGGTGGGTTGATATATTCAAACCTAGAGTTCTTGCCTGTAAGTTGTATGAGTTTACCTGGCTTGTTCCGCTTAGGGATTGATTGTATCACGTCAGCAGTAGCAGCGGCAATAGGGTCAGCAAAGTAGTTGTTAGTATCTCCAATCTTGGAATCAAGCATCTCTTCACGTTCCATTCTTGGCTCTGCACCATCCCATGCTTTAGGTTGGCGAAAGTAGATGCCGTTAATCTTTCCTGTCGGATTAGGATACTTATACACTTTCCACCCAAAGCCACCACGTTCACAATGATAGTTAAAAACGGATGTCAATATATCCCAACATTCGATAGTCTTTGACTCTCGCTTTAAGGAATAGCCTACAGCAAAAGCAAGCATGTTTCCGTATTGGTCAAACAACTCTCTCATCTTATGTCCCTTTGAGCGAGCTGCAACATACACATCAACATGCATCTTTCCGTTTTTTTGCGAAAAATTAAAAACAAAACCGCTTTCGGTTTCTGCTCCGGCAAGTCGCTTGCATTGACGTAGCTTGGTATTGAAGTATATATCCTTCAAGTATTTTTTATATAGTTCAAAGGCTTCATCGTCACCTTCAGTCTTCTTCCACATAACCGGATTGCCTAACAAGAAGAACAATTCTACCTCATTGATGTATCTTTGTCTTGTTCTTGCCAACTTCTCCGTCCTGTATGGCTTTTCTCCCTTTACCCATTTATCTTCACGGCTCATCACCTTATGGGTTTGTGGATTATATTCCGAAATGGCATTATCCACATCGAAATCATGTTGTTCCATCATATTTACGACAGAATCAACATCATTATCTTCCAAACGTTCGAAGATGCTTCTCTCCACACCCAATGCATTGAGCGTGAGGTTTCGAAAATATGTCTTTATCTGAATAATTGAATCTACAAACATCCTTATAACTTTTTGAAGCAAAGATAATAATAAACAGGGTTTCTACCTACCATATAGGGCAAACGCCTTTCACTTAGTTTTTAAGTGAATAAAAAAGACTATTTACTAAAGAATTTATCTTTATTTAGTAAACAATCTTTTTTATTTACACTTGACTTTTATCTACTCTTATAGATTACTTACACTAACAATCTAATAATTAGATACTTGTATTTTTATTACAAAAGTAATTATATTTGTCATTTAGTACACTCCTAAGTCTGATTTAGATGCTTTTCTTGGCTTCATCACTTTACCGAGCAATACGGCAAGAATATAATACCTAGCAGCATCTATCAAATGGTTATCATGGTCTTCGGGAACATTGATGTAATTACCATCCTTATCCTTTGACCACACATATTTACGGAACTCGCTCTGTAAATGGACTGATTGCTTAGTTGTGAAGATTTCGAATGTCTGCATCTTGTCAATACCAGCCAATATAGAGCCAGCACCCTTTTGTGCTCCATATATAACTATTCCACCAAGAGCTACCTCATCTATAAGTCTAGGGTCAGCACTATCCGCATACACAAACAAGCCTTCGTCCGCATAAGGGCGCAAGAATCTTATGATGTCGCTAGATAACATTTCCGTTCTATAGCAAAGTTCCTCTATGTATAGGCGATTGTCTACGATGCCGCACTTTACAATTGCCGTATAATCTTTTGAATATCCCCAGTCTACACCGATGGCTACTTTCCTTGCATTGCTAGGGAACTTATCAACGATGCCTACATGCTTGAATATTGCGCCCTCTGATACATCCGACCATCTACCAATCATTATATGCGCATATTTCTCCGGCTCATTCTCCTTCATCTCTAACACCTCGTTAAGGAACTCCGGTGATAGATGCTTTATATTATCAAGATAGGTCGTATGTATATGAAGTACTCTAGGGTCTGTACTGATCTGAACGGGAACGCCATCAAAATACACCTCTTTATGAGTCTTTTCGATGAAACGCTTATATACCCAATGATTTGAATCACAAGGGTTCATAATGATTATTACTCGGTTGTGCAAGCCTTTCTGACGGATTGAAAGCATGATACGCTCAAAATCCTCCTCACTCGTCCATTCCTCAGCCTCATCAACGACAAACGTAGTCACACCATGAATAGACTTTAACTTCGCAGTCTGATTACCGCTAGCCGTATGAATACCACGGAACATGATTTCAGCTCCCGTCATTTTGTTGACTATATCCGTCTTCGTGTTCTTGAAATAATCCTGTGTGCCATCTATCTCTATTTTCTCTTTAACCTCTGGAATTACGGAAATAGCGGCACTCACCATTGTATAACGTGTATAAAGAATCTTATGTGCTATCTTTCTTTCTGCATTGTATTCAAAAGTAAGTCTTTCGATAAACTGAGAAGCAGAGAAACTTTTTCCTGACGCACGGCTTCCTGTTATAAGGTAAATGAAATGCGTCTTGTCGTTATACAACGGATAATAAACGGAATGTGTTTTTGCCATTATTCACCCTCCTCTTGTTCTTCTGCTTCTTGCTCAATCTCTCTTTCTATCCACTTATTGACGGATATACCTTTCTTAGGGTCAAAAGGAATGCCCTTTTCCTCTTCATCCTTCTTACCTCTCTGTATCTCTCTCCAAGTCATATCGTAATGGAATAGCCAAGTTGAAAGAGCTTGTACGTTAGGTGGGGTCTCCTGCTCGGTTTCTCTAGTTTCCACTACTATATCATCTGTCATAACTCCATCTACAACCATATGTCTCTTGGTGGTTGTCTTGCCCTTTACCTTGACACCTCCAAGGGCGCATTTAAGGAATCTACCACGCACGATTGCATTGATAAACTCTCTGCCACGCACGAGGGATTGAGTTATCCTTTCGCCTCTTTCCGCATTTTCGTCTTCATTCCAATTCTCGTATTTTCCGTTTTTCATTCGGTTGAAGACCTGTGGATTTAGGTCAACCCCAAACTTCAAACCAAGGGCGTAGGCAATTTCAGAATCCTTCTGACCTTGCTTTGCAAGCTGTTCTATCTCATCGTAGAAAGCATCGCCATTGTAATCAAATTTCGGTTTTGCCATTTTCTTGTATTTATTATTGTTTCGCTATATATTGGGCAGATGGGATTTATACCTTGCCTCTAATTTTGTTATACATATAGAAAGGAACGGCTAGTAAGAACATTGGTATTGCCAATATCATAGTTATAGCCAAGTTCGCAATCTTCATTAATCTTTTTCCGTTTGCCTTCATAATCTTTCGATATTTATGAGTTGACCAATTGTCCTACCTTGTTTATCAAAGGAGTAAAGAGACACGACACCCACATATTGAATGCGTTCTTTCTCCTCTTGCCAAGAAACATAGAAACAATCATAAATGGAATGAGCATACCTATTGTTATTGCTGCTATTATGTACCCTAGTAATATTCTTATAATCTTTTTCATTGCTTATTCGTTTATATTCGTTTTGCTACTTTCATAAGCATTTCTCCCTTGATTACCTTGTCGGTTTCGATAAAGCCAAAGGTGCTCATAAAACGTTCCTTGTTCTCGATGTTATCAAAGGATAGCATGACGTAAGACTCGGCTTCTAATGCCTTTTCCGCTGCCTTGGTGTTTACTTCTTTCTTCACCTGCTGCATACGTTCCTTATTCGCTTGGTATTGAGCCTCTTGCTGCTGATTGGCTATAATTTGATTTTGTTCTATCTGTCGTCTCTGCTCTTCTTGCACTTCCTTTTGTGCTTGTACTTTTCTGTTTTCGCTTTCTTGGGCAAATGGGTCTAGTAAGGAATTAAGTTCTTTACCTAACTCATCTTCGCCTTCAGTCTTTACCATTGCATCATAGCCGAACAGGGATAAGTCTTCTTCCGTTAATCCGGCATCCATATAGTTTATGTCCGGAAGTAACTCACGGACTTTCATGTCATCCCATTCTCCATGAGCATTCTCGGAATTAAGCATGAAATTCAGTTCAACTTCGGTCTTGTAATCCATATTTACAGCCTCAGCCAAAAGAGTATAATCCTTTTCGGGATAGCCCATAATCTCATCCACGATGGTTACTTTTTGGTTGCCGCCTACGATGGTCATTGTTTGCTTATTGACGGTTATACCACCAACAACGCCATATTTTCTTATGGAACGTTTCAATGTAGCTTTCTGCTGCGGTGAAATCTTCCTTGGATTATATGGTGCTATCTGCACTTCGGAGCGTTTGAACTCTTCTTGCTTGCCTGTGAAATAATCTCTTGGTTTCGTCATCTTATCAACTCATTGTTTCTTGCAAAGGTATGAATAATAATTGTTTAAGAGAAATGTTTACTTGCGTGTCTTTTCACTTTGTCTTTTAAGTGAAATAACATATCGCAACAATATATCAATTGGCTTGCATTTTGGTTAATTTTGCACAAAAAAGATATGGGAGACGTTGGTAATAATGGGGCATATGCTAGGCTTAGAGCACAAGCTACCTCTATGCGGAGAAAAGCCGAGTCGGTTGGTAACAAGCTACAAGCTATAGCTGAAGGTATAGCTAAGAAGTATGGAGCAAGGGTCACTCCTATCAATTACAAGAGTGTTGACTCCATTGTACGCAAGGCTAAGGGCGAGGCTAATGGTATCAAAGACATTAAGGACTCGTACAGAACAACCATCATCGCAGATAAAGGGTCAATACCGAAAATAATAAAAGACCTTAAAGGCAAATACAAGGGCTTTGAGTTCGTTAGACTCAAGGAACAGAAACTGGATACTGGCTATTCTGGAAACATCATCAATATCCGGAACAAGAAAACCGGACTTATTGGTGAGATACAAGTTAACACCGCCAAGATGATTTACGCCAAAGAGAATTACTCGATAGCCTACAAGCTGTTGGGTGGGAAGACCATGCGAGAAATCTATAAAGAGACCAAGAAACCATCCGGTTGGGGACATGCATTATATGAGCAAAGTAGAACCGCCAAGAGTAACGGAGGTAAGAAGCAAAGGTCGGTATCTATGCAACAAGCTTACTATGCAACATTTCAATAATTAATATATTTAAATTTCAAGTAATAAACATTAATTTGTTTGCAAGTTTAATATATTTTTTATATCTTTGCATTGTAATAAGGAGATAAAGACTATGAACAATAAAGATAAAAACAAAATCAGCCACCTCCTTAAAAACGGAGAGTCGGTTTATGTTTACTATTGGGAGGATGACATCGTTGTCCGTTATCAATATGTAGATAAAGAACTTATGTGTTACCCTAAAGGTAAAGGACGTAAGCCAAAAGAGTTTAAGTTTAATGAGAACACCTATGCACAAGATGCTCTTGAATTAGGTGAGTTAATAACGAAAGAAGAATATGAAAGATTCTGATATGATAGAATTGTGCCTTGGTATCGCTTGCAAGGCGCACAAAGGACAGATTGATAAAGTTGGATTGCCTGTTATATTGCACCCTATCCATGTAGGAGAAATGGGTAATAGTACCGAAGAGATTTGTGTCGGATTTCTCCATGATACGATTGAAGATACGGATATGACCTACGACAAGCTGTTATCACTAGGTGTTAGAAAAGACATTGCCGATAGTGTATGTGTCCTAACCCACAAGAAAGGTGTTCCGTATTTTGACTACATACAATCAATCATTGATTCAAAAGATATGGTTGCAATACAAGTCAAAATCAACGACCTGGATCACAACCTATCGAGAGCTAAAAAGTACGGATTTCAAAAGCAATATGAAAAATGTACTACGGCATTGTCAATGATGGGAAGGTTCTTCCCACATGAAGAGGGACAATACTACCCATCGTTCGAATATATTCCTTAAGATGTACGCTTACGTGTTAAATTCCATCCGTATTTCTTTGCGTATTCTTTCATAACTTGATATTGCGCACCAACATTACCTCTATCATTAGCTTCCGTGACACGTTTCTGTATTTCGTTTGCTTCACGATTATAACTAGACACATCACTTGCACTAGGGACTTTTCCTCCTTTCGTAAAACTAGAACGCTTTCTGTTTAAAGCTAGCACTTTCTCGTTTATTCGATTTCGTATTCCGCTCTTTGAAAGATACTCTGTCTGTTTTTGCTGAAGGGTTCGTCTCCATTGCGAATTTTTCTTACCAAAAACATCCCATGCATCCGATTCTGAAAGTCCCCACCCTTTACTTGGTCTCTTCAAAGAATACGTATAATTCTTTGTAACTGCTCGAATCTCGGAAGCGTTATGTGCTATAGTTGTAAAAATGTCAGCTCCGGACAAAATTGTGCCAACTCTTCCAGCTATAGTATCTCCAATACCTCTATTAGGATGGTTGTGAGTAATGATGGCATCTTTGTAGTTATAGCCAAAAGGTAATTGCGTACTATGTGCCTTTCCTGTTTGGGAATGCGCTATTTCTTTTCCGTCCTTATTATAGGCATAAATACGTTCTGTCTTTAGCTTTCTAATCTTAGCTTCAGTGTCAGACAAAGCCGCATCCAACCCACGGCTATGTCCGGCATTGATTTGCCTATCTGCTCTTTCGCCTCGTTGAGGTCTGCCTCTATATCCTCTATCTGCCATATATAAATCTCCTTTTTTATTTGCAAAGATACAAAATTCGCAAGGGAGTACCTACATATCAAAGGTTTACAACTTCACTTATCTATATTGTGCAATCATTATTTATCTTTGTTGTATTTAACCTCAACACCAATCATCGTTTGTTTCACAAAAACCGCCTTACAAGACAACAACTTTCCATTCTTAGAGAATTCTTTATCCTTGTACCTAATATCATATTTGCCAATATGGTAATCGTAGCAAGCATCAATACAGCTCTCTACAAGCTTCTTCTCTGCTTCGAAATATGGCATTTCCTTCTTGCTCACTTTCGCAAGCCACCCACCACCTTGTATTAGTTCGAATATTCTTGAATACCCATCACGCAAGCCATTGCAATATGCGGCATAAAACTGCACTTTCTGAAGAGGAACTTTTGTACCTTGTTCCAACAACTTGACAGCCAACGCCCTAGCCTCATCATCTTGGCTCTGCTCTAGTATCTTCATTGCATGGTTTACAACTCTTCTTTCCTGTTCCGTCATGTTATTTAGAATTTAAGTTTTTCAGAAAGTTCAATCTGCCTTCTACTTGTGTAAATGTGTCATCCAATTCATCGTCACTCATAGAGGAATAGAAAGTATAACTGCATGGACGCATAGTAAATCCATCAATCAAGAAGACAGAGAACCACATAATTCGCTTTACACTACATTGTTTCAGATTAACTTCTAATGCTCCTTGCTCTACTTTTACGACAATATTATTGGTTGATTTAATGCTTAACGCCTTACCTAAAACATCATTATATACTTCATTCATTACTCTTCTCTTTAAATCCTACATATCTCTTCATTTCACTATAAGCTCTCTTCATAGCATCAGCCGGAGAAAGATTATACTTTTTCTCAATATCGCTTGTTATATCCGCAAGATGCTTTCCAAACAACTCTTCAATATAAGAGTCATCTTTCATCCGCTGAATACCCCTTGCATATATCTTAGCCTTATCCATGCCCCATTCCAATCCCATTTCGTGAATAAAGTCATCCAATTGCATAAGGCTTTTCTTTCCGAAGTTTCGGAATTTTATCATATCGAGCTTGGAATATTGTACCAAGTCTCCAATAGTATCTATGTCGGCTGCCTTTGTCACATTAAGGACACGAACTGGTAAATTACAATTAACTAATCTGATGGAGAACAATGAAGTGGGAACATCTTCAGGTTGTTCTTCTTCTTTTTCACCCTCTTGCATAATAAACTGCATTTTTACATTCTTAATTTCCTCTTTCAAGGAATTGTTCTCCAGCTTCAAGTCTACAAGTTCTTCAATCGCATAGTTGAACTTCCGGATAGCCTTAATAACAATCTGGCGCACCCTTTCTCTTGAAAGTTCAAAATTGTCGGCTATATCACTAATTCGGTCTCCATTGAAAAATGCTTGCATAATCTTTTTCTCTCGTAATCCGTATTGTGCCGTTAACTCCAATAACATACAAAGTGAACTACCTATTTTGTCATAGCTGAAAGAAGAAACGTTCAACGCATCATGCATTAACATTTGTATCTTAGTATTTACCTTGCGCTCACTTGCCAACAACTCTTTCTGCTCTCTATCAAGTAAATCCTCTGAGACAGATAACATCTTGTATTTCTCGGAATACTTCTTAACATCATCGGCATTCACCCAAAAGCGTTTACTGCTTTTATCATTGTAGCCTCCAAGCAAGCCCTTGTTAACCCAGTTCGTAATCGTCTGAGGGTCTACACCTAAATAAGCAGCGGCATCATTTCTTGTCATTCTCTCCATACGAAGCCCTTTCTTTTATTTTTTGTTCTTAAAATATTCACCATAGGCATTAACCAAATCTTTTTCAGTAATACCTCTTCTCAAACAATCATTAGCGAAATCTACTCGTACATTATCATTCCTTTGAACTTTATTGTATCGTTCTGAATACTCTTCAATTAAGTCCGCAACAACCATATACGCTTTAATTTGGGAGGTTTTAAGCATGTCAACACTAACAAAAGTCTTGCATATATTGATACCTCGCCTTTTGTCAATCTTTTGCAGATAAAGCCCCATACTTGTAGCAATAACCTTACTTGTATCATTCTTATAAATAAGTACCGTATAGCCTACTTCTCTTTCGATGTGAGCAAGCACCCTATTAATTGGCATGTTCTCTATTCCCAATGCTCGCTCGGCATATCTCCGCAAGAAATGAGGCGTATAACTGAACTGCTCTGCACTATTCTCTTCGTCCAACAAGGAAGTAGCACATACGTAATCGTTCGTTTCCTTGCAATAGATAAACATGTCAAAATAGAATTGTCTTATGTTCCCTCTATCTACAAACACGCATACTTTGTACTCGGTAGCGTCTTTCGTCTTGAAATCATAACACTGAGTTGTGTATCGTCCCATTCCCTTACGAAGCTCACGGATGAGTTTCTTTGCTTTTTCGATAGCAAACTTTTCTAGCATAGGCTTATCCTTCTTGAATATATCAAAGAGTTCACGCCCTGTCATTGAACCTATAATCATTCTCTACCCTCCTCTTTTTCGTTCAATTCGCTAGTAAAAGAACTTTTTAATCCATCGTATTGCTTTACCACCTGTTCCAAAGCCTTATTCTTCTCACGCAACTCATCACGCTCTAAGAGTAACTTTCTGTACTTCTCTAACTCACATCTAACTTCTTTCGAGTGAAGCCTCTGTAGCTGATTGTTGAGTTCATTAAGTTTGTAGCCTTGTTCACGTGTTTTCTTACGAAGGCGACACAATTCTTTTTGCATTTTGGAATAATTCTCCAATACCCTAAGAGTTATTCGCTCTTCTGGTATATCCTTATTCATATCATTTTTTCTTGCCTTACTCATGTTTAAAACTCCTTGTCCTTTAAAAATAAAACGCTCCCAACCAAATAACTACCTTTCCAGCCAAGCCCCTTCGCTTGTATTGTAGCCAAAGTATTTATAGGTTTATGTTTGAGAAGTCCTTCTTCATCGCACAATAATATGTTATTATCATCAAGATGAACCAACTCGACATAACCACCAACTAAAGCCTGAGCCTCCTCTAGAGTAATCTTTACTCCATTCTTTGGCTGCACCTCTTTGACGATGCAGCCTACCTCGTATAACTTCATGCTCTATAAATTTAAATAAGACATCATATCTTGAACGGCATCCATATCTTTTTCGATACTGTCATCATACATGCTTTTAATACTCTTAGAAACCTCTAATATTGTAAAGCAGTAGTGTTTACCTTTAAAGTAAAAAGGTAACTCATTACAATTCGACTTGTTTGCCGTGAAATTATAAGGACTCCCATGATGAAAGTCAAACTCAAAAGAGCTGTTGTTATCCTTGCATCGCTCTACGACCTTACTTCTCCATTCTGCAATATGTGCTTGCATCTTTTTCTTATTTTTAGAAGCTTCTAACCATAAGGTAGATTGCGCAGCTTTCGAATGATAATAGTTTCCACTATCTAATATCTCCAGCTTAATGCAAAAAACTTGATTTACTGCAATCGGTTTTAATGCTTTTAATGCTTCATCCAAAGCGATAGCCAAAGCTCCACTCTTACAATTATTTGCCCTAAATTGGCTTATAACTTTATATGCAGTCTCCTTATCCATAATCTCAAAGTTTTAAATTTCAACACCAAAATTCTCTGCAAATATCTGAAGCATTGTCAGCTCCAAAATAACTTTCTTTGCCTCGTCTTCACTCATACCATAGCATACTGCAAAACGCTGACGTAACGTAGCACAATCCATATCGTGACGCTCATTTAAGAAAGCTATCATATTTCTTACTAATTCTTTGATATTCATTATCTTAGACAGTTTTTGCGGTGTGTCTCACCTTTTTTATTATTTATACTTTTCAATTGTATTAAAGACATTATCTAAAGCCTCATCGCAATATGCCGTACTAGTTACACATGCGCCTCTAGAAATCGCCTTGTAACAATCTCTAAGACCAAGCAAACCACCAATAAGCTTAGATGCATCATAGCAAGTAAACTTATTCAAGTCCAATGCATCAATAGCATTAATACCATGTTCTGTAATAACACCTTTAATATCATTGATGAACTTCTTCTGCTTTTCGGTAATCATCTTCATAACAATTGTACTAGTTTTTAACGTGCTCGCTCTGCACTATCTTGCAAGAAACTTGTCTTGCGACAAATCTTCAAGTATCTCTTAAAGACATTGCAAAGATACAAAATAATTTCTCAACATGCAAATGTTTTATGGTTTTTCTTTATTTATTTAACTTTTATTTACCTATAATATTTCTATATTACATGCATTAACAATAAAGGCAGACTTTCACAAGCCTGCCAATACATATAAAGAAGATAATACATTATTATATATAAATTAAAAAGAACATTATCTGTTGTCATACCTGTAGAGTATTACCCTACTTTGTGGAAATACCTTATATATACGTTCTAAGTCTTCGGGTGCATTATCCCTTAGCCATGCAAAACAATCCAAGTCCAAAGACAAACCGCCTGACGCATTCCCAACCTCTGCATTCTCCGAGCGCAATGCTCTGGAGTACATTATCGGCTTAGGCAGATGCCGATGTTTCATATATTGCAAGATTTGCTTTTGAGTAAAATCAGCAAGAGGATAACAATTTCCACCATGAATGTAATTTTCATCCTCATACGACTTCAACATAAGGCTTCGGTTCATCGAGTCTGCTTTCTTCATACCAAAGAATACGTATTCTATTCCGAAACGCTTTTTTAAGGCTTTTACTACCATAGAAAGATTAAGAACCTTTACTTTTGGATTCGGAACGCAATAAACTCCATAATGAAGATTGTATGTTGTATTCCAATGTGGTATCTGCTCGAACTCTATCTTCGGGTATCTAGCCTTCAGCCAGTTTATCCATCGTTGTATATGCTCTAAGTCTTTTACGAGATACATAAATACACATACTATGCGCTCAAACTTATCATATAATAAGTCCAATGTAACAATGGAGTCCTTGCCAAGAGACATCATAACGATACAATCCTTACTCTGTTCACTAGCCATATCAATTACCATATTGGCAACATCTATGGGATTCTTCCTCACTACAAGAGGCTTTACTCGCTTGCGTCCCATATTACAACAAACCTAAAATCTGACTTCCGGAAATACGCATAGAGTTAGCGGCTTCCATGTGCAACATATCACAGAAAATCTGCTTTTGTTCAAAACTTTCGAAATCAATGAATATGAAATTATCAATATCTTCCTTTCTTTTCTTTCCGACATCAGTACAATGCTGTTTCTGATCCTTGACCTCTTCCTTTGTCATCTTTGGCTTAGCTGCGTGCTCGGCCACTATCTCTTCAGATGTTTTTTCGATGTTGGGTAATTCGGTCATTGGCGTTGGGGTCGTAACTGAAATTATAGGTTCATTCAAGAAATCCTCGCTAAAGTCATCCATGCCCGAATCCTTCAATGATGCTTCCAAATCATCTTGCAACATCTTGATTTGTTCAGTATCCTGTTCCGTGAAGCCAGCAGCCTTGAAGTCTATTTCATCTATGCTAAAGTTCTTGGCAACCAAGTTGTAATCTATCGGGTCTTGCGACTTCGCCATAAACAACAATTGCTCTTTCTCGGTCTTTTCGTCAAAATCAACGGCTTCTACCTTGATGTCATAATCAGTTTCGGGAGTACCATCATAACCTTGGATAAGGTCAACGCTCATCACTCGTTTATGCCCATCTATGAGATTTCCAGTTGTCTCATTCCACTGAATACCTCCAATAAGACCAACTTTCTTAATATTGGCTTTTTGCTGTTTGATGTCCGCATCGGTATGTACCTTCGGATTGCAAGGGTTCAAGTTTATTTGAGACCTCTTGATTATCTTTGTTTCACTTCCTTTTTTCATTTCAGTTCCTCCTTGTTTTTATCAGCTTTCAACAGAACTATCCTTGCCATTGGGAATACCTTGTATATTTTCTCTAAATCTGCCGGATAAAACTCTTTGAGAAATTTCTGATACTCAATATCCTCAACATCAACTCCTGAACTTTGTTTATTCGTTCCATTTGCTTCTGGGTTCTTTAAACGATGGTCAAGAATATAATCCATTATTTCCTTGTTTTTATATGTAGATAAAGGATAGAATTTCTTCGTCTTCCAATTGATAGCTTCCTTTCCATCCGTATAACTTCTAAGCATAAGCCGTCTGTTCAAAGAATCGGATTGTTTAAATCCATAACAAACCCACTCTACACCAAGTCTCTTCCTGAGTTTTTCGGTTATATCAGCTAAAGTCCATTGTCTTTGCTTAGGGTCTTGTTTTATTCCCATATATCCGTTTTTTATATCATAAAATAAAGCATAATGAGGAACTTGAACAAACTCAATGTTCGGGTACTTGGCTTTAGCGTATTTATAGTAACGCATAATATGTTCCAAGTCTTTTACTATATACATGAATACTACCACAACTCTCTTGAACTTCTTGTAGCATAAGTCAAGCAATACGATAGAATCCTTTCCACTCAGAGAATGGAAAAGTAATATACTATCTGTCTCCTTGGAAACATCATCAATGATTTCTCTTGCTCTTTTTAGTTCTTGCATACATTATTCTCCTTAAAAACAAGGGGTGAATGAAAGTTAATTCATTCTACCCCTCTTGACTTTTAACCTCTTCTAAGTCTACGGTTTACACGTTCTGTGACATTATTTGCTGCTGTACGAGCTGCCAATGTACGCATAGCACCACCATAAGTAGTTCCTTGTGCGCCAGTGTTTCGGTACTCAACATTTCTGCCACGTTCACGTCTTTCACCAGCCCTAAGACCAGTTGTACGATTTGTTACCGCTCTCCATTGAGAATAACGATAACCTCTTGATGCCTCTGACATAGTTGTAACGTTTTAAGTCCACGAATCATAAACTACTCCCCTTGGGGAATTATCTAGGCTCGGTGGACTTACGCCCACCTACTTTAGAGTCGTTTTTGTTACCTTGTCAATAACAAAGAAGAAAAACAAAGGACGCTCTTTTTCCTTTTTAAGCTCCAATGCTTCGTACATTTCATCCAAATCATGGCTATCATACTTTTCGTGAAGAAAATCAATATCTTCTTTCATAACGATACAAGTATCATTTACCAAAACATCACAATCAAGATACCACGAGTTGTTATAATCATGGAAGTGGATTGTCTTTACTACTCGCAATGGGTCAACAATACCCTCCTCTTGCGCTTTAATTACATCCTCTTCTTTACCATGCTTTTTAAGGAACTCCAAAACATCCTTGTCAAACAAACGACCAATATAATGGTCTGTATAGGCTCTATACTCAACCTTCTTCTTGCCTTCAAGAATCTCCTTGGCATTCTTTCTTGTCATAATCAAGTTAAGAACCTCAATAGGTTTGGCTGGCTTGAAATCGGGATACTTCTCTTTAAATGCACTTACCTGCGCATCAAAATCTTCTTTGTTATTACTCATAATTAATTATTTCAAGGAACGCAATGCAAAGATAGCATAATTCTTCCATCCAAGCAAATGCGTTCGGGTTATTAAACTCACTTTTAATAAATGGTGAAAATTACTTGTTCTCTAAAGGTTTGGTTGCCTTATTAATTTGCATCCGTTCCTTTTTGCTAAACATATCATTGTAATTCTGAGAATCATCAATGACAAACTTTTCTTCTTTCTTCATATTCATATCTCCTATATGTTTTAGATAATCATTCTTAATCTTTCTCCAGCAATGCTCGCATCTTGAAGACTTCGTGAACTCTGTCGGCTCGCAAGGGTCAACATCTTTCAAAGAATCAAACTCATGTGGCAGTACCTTAAACACGTTCTCAAAATGTTCTTTATTGTATCTTAAAGCTTCGTCACGATAACGAAACCAAGTACAACATTCTTGAATGCTTGTGTTCTTGCTGAAAATCAAATATGCTTTATTCATAATCCGATACAGTTGTTTCGGTGTGTCTCACCTTTTTATATTACGATGCAAAGATAAGAATAACACCTTAATTTTGCAAGTTTTTTAATGCTTTTGTTTCCGTATTTAAACATATTTCATATATCGAAAGAACTTTTAATCCTTCATCACCTCAAAATGGGCATCCATAGCCTCAACAATATTACATAACGTATCAATATCGGCATTAAAACGCCCCATCTCAATATTACGAATGTTGTTGGGCTTATAACCGGACTTTTCTGCCAGCTCCTCCAATGTTATACCACTAAGTTCTCTAACCTCTTTAATCTTCTGCCCCATTATATAGCGATAGAGATTTCGATTACGATGTTTCTTGTCATCATCGGGGTTTCTTCTTTGCTCTAAATAAGCAATTTCAAAGTTCCTTACCTTCAGACAATTAACCATGTTACCAAATATCTTATGCTTAGGGGGAAGAGGAAAACCATCGGCATCTTCTTTTACAAGTTCTATTTCGCCACCTTCAGTAGCTTGTATGTACTGAGCGAAGCGCACCGCATCATCGTAGTACATTTCCGTAAATCTTTGTATCATATTTTAAGAATTTTCTGCAAAGGTACACAAAATAACTCACATTTGGTCAAACTTGAAACATACAAATAGGTTTTATTTGGTATTTTTAAGACTTCGCTGTACTTTTGCACAATAGGAATAAAAATAATTTAAATCATATAATTATGTGGGTATATAGCGAAAAACAAAAGACGTGGGTCAACCTTGAACAAGTTCAGCGAATTGCTAGCGATGGGCAAGGTGGGTATCTGTTAATCAGTCAAGATGGCAAGAAAACATCCATCGACCAAACTTGGTATGACAAGGCTATGCGTTGGGTTGACCCTGACTGGTGGGAGAAACACCCTAATGGCGGTAAGGACTCCTTGAACTTCGAAGATGCTCTGAAGGCTATTATGAAAGCTACAGGTGCAAAAATGGACAAAAAGGATAAGGATAAGAAAGAGGGGGAAGATTAGTATTTCCCCTCTCTCTAAAGAATCAAGCATCGTTCTTCGTCTTTTTTATCAATTCCGTTACATATTCAACAACCTTTTCGTTTGCCTTATTGATATTCGTAAAGTCCTTTTGAATATAAATATCAGTAACTTCTAACTGCGAAACGTGATTGAGTGCTTCATGAATGGTATACTTATCAACACCTAGTTTATTTCTTGCTATAGATGCCCAAGTATGACGGGCTGAGTAGAAATCGAAACGAGGAATGCCCAGTTCGTCAGCAATGAAATGCAATCCCTTATTTATATGCTTATTGAAATTGGCTGCATTGCTATATTTCTGATAGAAATCAAAGACCCTTGTTGTTCCCTTATATTTTCGGAACAAAGGTTTGATGATGTCAGGTACGACAATTTCTATGTGGGCATTATCGTTTCTCCTATCTCTAGTTTTAGCTCTATCGTAGGCGAGTACGCCCTTATTATAGCTGACACATTCATATATGTCAACAGAGTTCATTCCCATCAGAAAGAACGAGAGTACATAACAATCCCTTGCCATACCTACACGTCTAGTCCCCTTGAAATTAAATACTCTTACAAGGTTCTCTTCACTGATTACTCTATCTTTTGTCTGCGGAATATCCCTCGGAACGGAGAATTTATCAAAAGGATTACTTTGGATAATATCATTTCCATTCGTATTATATTCTTTGATAGCTTCATTGAAGATATGCCGCATATTGCCCAAGTATAAGGATTGTGCCCTAGGATGACCATCTAGGAATTTCTTATATCCGTTAAGGAATCTGTAGTCTATGAGAGAAAACGGCAGCTTACGGCAACCATTATAGCGTGCAAGGGAATTGAGCATAATCAGATAATTCTTCTTTCCCTTATTGTCGGATTTCTCAACCCACTCTTCGGTAAAGGAAAAGAAGTCTAAATCCTCTGTTTTGTTGCCTATATCAATCAAATGCTCACATATCCAATCAATATCCACATCTTTACCTAGCAAGTCTACCTCTAAGTCATAGAGTGCATCCTTCATAACATTCATTTTATCTTCAATCGTCTTCAATATCTTACGTGAAGAAATCTTTCCGGCTCTAGACAAGTCTGAGTCGGAAACAACTATATTGGTAGGAAATCTTTTTCTCTGTCCCTTATGAGAAAGAACAATAGACACCTTTCTTGTTTTGTCTTGCTTTGGTTTTCCAAGCTCGTATGTTATTGTAGCCATAATATTTTTCCTTTAAATTTACAATATTTTGCGGCAATTTTGCGGAAAATGCGGCAATTTTGCGGCAATTTTACACTTTACTTGTAGTTCTCAGAGCCTACTTGTGGAATTTTAAAATCTTCTAATAAATCGTTTCTGTTACATAAGCAAAAGTTCATTATACGTCCATAAACGCCTATTTTATAGCCATTTATAAAGAAAAATGGTGAAACAACCTATACGATTATTTCACCATTTCTTGTTTATATTTATAGTGATTCCGTTGGGGTTCGAACCCAAGACCCACAGCTTAGAAGGCTGTTATACGGAACACCAATAAAATGCCTAAACAATAGCAACTTACGCTATAGGCGAATAATCATTTTGCGGCAATTTTGCGACATTTTATGCAAGCCTACTCCACAGAACATACAAATATACTTTACATTATCATTTCCTTTTCTGCTGATATTCCACAACTAAGAGCTGCTTTACATCTGCTAAATCCAACTCTAAATCACGATAGGTAGGATTAAAGGAACGCAATATAAGCTTTCCATTATCCATATCCAAGTCAATGATACGCTTCAACAGAATACCTTCTTTATGAACTATGATATATTCCTTTCCGTCTATATGAAGTCCATTGCTCTTTACCATGTAGTCAGGGCAGACTTTACATATAACGATGTCTCCATTCTGATAAGCTCTAGACGAGCCATCATCCATAGAATCACCGCTTACCTCGAATGCTACGTACTTTTCTTTATCTTCTTTTACAATAGGGATTGTTGGGAGCGATGATATATATACATCATCTGCATATCCGCTGAGATAACCAGCATAAGCCATCTGTGGAACAAGAGGAACAAAGCTGACGCTTGAATTGATATTCGATTTGATGTCATCGTTAAACATCTTTCCTTCTCCGGTCTTAAGCCAATTCAGATTTAGCTGAGGGTAAGCCAAAGAGATATTCTTCAAGAAAGTCTCGCTAGGCATATCCGGCAATCTGTTAATTGCACTGGTATAGCTCTTACATTTCCGCAAGAAGAATGTAGTACTAATTCCCATCTCTGTACAGAATGGTGCAATTCTGCTTTTGTAGTTGTTGAATTTCTCAATATTAGCCTCCGGCTGCAACATTTCACCAGCTCCATTAGCTAGCCAATCCATATTAAGATCTGGGAATTTGGAATTCACTCTATAAGATACTCTTGCCGTGAATACACCATTCTTCCCTATGATTGGAAAGTTAGAGGCCACATCAGCTTTGTCGCAAAATTCTCGTTTAGTAATTCCTTTATATTTAAGATACTCACGCAGTCTTGTTTTTGCGTTTTCGTTTTCGCTTACCTTTATAGGTGAGGAGATGAACATTTCTCCCATTCCCGTCCTAATATAACTTGGATTTACCTGCGGAAATTTTCTCGTTATAGCTTGCAAGCTTTTGGAAGATACACGATTAGTTATACGGCTGACGAAGCCATGTCCTAAGCCTACGGTATCCTCGAATTTTTCATTTGAAGTGTAACCCAAAGCAGTGATTACAGCCTTCAGTCTTTCGTATGCACTATTCATAACCTAAAATTTAATACGCAGTAAGCGCATGTATAACTTAATTTATGTAAACATTTAGAGCTTAAAGATAATAAAGGTTAATATAGCATATTTAAGCACTATTTTATTTGCATGTTTGCAATACTTTTCTTATCTTTGCACTCGAAAACATTAAATATGTTGCAAATATACATAAATATATCGTAACTTGCAAGAAATTTAATATATTTTTTGTAATATTACATAAAAAGGTGAGACACACCATAAAAACTGTAGAAAGAATATGTCATTAAGCGAGATTAAGCAATTAGTATCAGTCGCATTTCAAGCGGGACGGATGGATGCCCAATTTGAAATGGGGTTGCGTTCCGACAGGATACGCAGAAAGGATGCCGAATGCTATCTCGCATCAAAAGGATTCGAAAAGCAGATGATTGACAAATGGGTCAAGAATAGGTTAATGAAAGAATATGTAGGTGATAGTAAGAACTCACCTAGATATTATTCTCTCAAAGAAATCAATGAACTTGTTGTTTCTTGTCAGATAAAGAAAATGATTATTTAAAATATACGACTATGGCAGAGAATAAGGCAGCGAAGCCTGTAGAAGGGCAGAGCGAAGAAATTAAGGATTATGAGTTTCGCCTCCTTGATGCGGATGAGATAGAAGTCCGTGTCGGTCAAGGTGGTAATCAGAAGTCACCGGACTGGTGTTCCTTGTTGCTTTACAAGGACGCAAGATGTGACATGAGACGATTAGATGAGAAGTTCGGCATCTATGGTTGGAAACGTAAACATGAGCTTATCGGTCAGAACCTCTTTTGTACGGTTTCCGTTTATAAAGAAGGCATCGGTTGGATAGATAAGCAAGATGTTGGTACGCCAAGTAACACTGAAGCCGTTAAAGGTCAAGCAAGTGATTCTTTCAAGCGTGCATGCTCTTGTTTAGGTATCGGTCGAGAATTGTATACTGCTCCCAAAAAGATATTCATCAACCTCAACCGAAAAACCGAATATTCTCAAAGCGGAAAGTTGAAGACAATTTTCCATGTTGGATATGTAGGTTATACAAACAGATGTATTGCCAAACTTATTATTCAAGATGAGAATAACATTGTGCGTTGGTATTGCGGCATGACAGAACAAGAAGTTCTTGAATGGATGAATGAGCAGAAAGAAGTATATGGTTACTCTGAACCAGCCCCAAAGAGCGAGGAAGAAAAAGACGAAAATCTTAATGAGCAAAAACAATATGCTTATCCACAATTGCAACAGGCTCAAATTTGGGAGGACGTAGATAGAGTTTGGAACGGATTCCCAGACCTTCAGAAGTCCGAAGAGTTTAAACGCAAATGTGCATTACGAAAGATGGAACTCGCACAGAGCAAGAAGGATTTAAAAGCAGTTTATGATGCTTATCCCGAATATCAAAAGAATGCAGAGTTCTTAGCTAAGTTGACACAATTTAAATCAAGATTAGTATGATACAATTGAATAACAGTGGAGTTCTTTATGAGGACTCCACACATCAATACTTTTATGATGGTCGTGAATTAAGTGGCATTACAGGTATGCTTCATCAGTATGTATTTCCCAATATGTACTCTAACGTAAGCGAAGAGGTATTGAAGAAAGCTGCCGAAAAAGGCACTATTATCCATGAGCAGGTAGAGTTGTTTGCTTCATTGGGTATTGAGCCAGCCTCAGAGAGTGTCAAGGATTTTGTCGCTTATATCAAGAAGAATGGATATGAGATTATAGGTAGCGAATATGTCCTTCGAATCGGAGAAGACCATGCAAGTGCAATCGACTTGGTGATGCACAAGGATGATGCACCGGACGATGAGGTTGAGATTTGGGATATTAAGGGTACTTATTCCGTTAATAAGGAGTATGTGCGTTGGCAGAACTCGATGTATAAGTTCGGTTTCGAAACATTGAATCCTCATCTGAAGGTTACACGTATATGTTGTATGTGGTTGCGTGATGACGAGAAGCGTGGAACAATCTGTAAACTCATCCCATTAGGCAAGCCAAGACCTGCTAGTGATGTTAAAGAATTGTTCCGATGCGAGAAAGAAGGTCGTTTGTATAATGATGATACAAAAACACCTTATTACATTATAGATAACGAAATCGCACTCAGGGACGTTCAAGAGCGCATTGCTAAATTGCAAGAACAGGAAAAGGAGTTGAAGGCAGCTATCTTTGATGGTATGTCAAATGACAACCTCACATCTTATAAAACTTCAATTTACACTTATTCCTTGAAGTCTGCTTCTGAGAGGGTTACGTTAGATACGAAGGCTTTTGATGCGGATGACGAAGAAGCTTACAACCATCTATTGAAAAAGTATAAAAAGGTAACTAAGGTAAAGCCTAGTTTGACCTTGAACAGAGTTGGATAATTTATTGTTTTATTAAATATTTTAAGTTATGGCTAATAGTTATAAAGGTAAGATTGTTGCTATCGAAGACATTCAGTCTATTCAGAGACAAGGTAAAGAACCATTTGAAAAGAGACGTTTGATGCTTGATGCAACACGTTTCGATGGTTTGACAGGTGAACGTGGCTACGAAAAGCGCATCATCTTTGAATTCAGTGGTAAGAATGTACATGTACCGGATGGTTTTAATGTCGGGGATATTGCTGAAGTATTCTTTGACGTTGAATCATATCAAGGAACAAAGAAGGATGGCACAACAGACTGGTTTACATCTGTTCGTGGCTACAAGATGCAAAAGATTGAAGCACAGAACAATGCGCCACAAGGTGGCATGCAAGCTGCTGCTAATAATCCTTTTCCACCACAAGCTCCAGCTGCAGGTTCAGCACCAATTCCACCAGCACAGCCGAGTGGCACTAACACATCTGATGCGCCATTTTAAACTTATTATGGTGGAGAATTAATTTTCTCCACCTTTCATTAAAGAAAGATGGTATATAATATGTTGAATCCGGTCGAGCTTGAAAAGTTCGAGGAACGAACCAGGGCTATGATAACCAAAGCCAAGAAACTACAAGGTGATTATTATAATGAGAAGTTCTTTGTTGTTGACCTTAAAGAGAGGCAACAATCTAGGACAATCCAGCAGAATGCTTATCTGTGGGTAACAATCACTTACGTAGCTATCGAAGAAGGATATACTAAGGACTATATCGAACAAGAGTTCAAACGTGTAAATAAGGATGTTTTTCTTAGGGAGCGTGAGAATAAACAAGGCAAGGCCTTCCAATATTGGAGGCACATACCAGACCTTGACAAAGAAGAAATGTCTTTATGTATAGACCGATGGCTTCATCATTGCTCTATGGAAAGAGGATTATACATACCTACTCCACAAGACCATGCTTATATGGTATGGCAGACGCAGGTGGAGAGGCAAGCAGAATTAAATAAAGAGTTTTTATAGGATGCTTGGTGTCGTAGCTCAGTTGGATAGAGCAAATGTTTCCTAAACATTAGGTCGTGAGTTCAAGCCTCACCGATACCACATTCTCTAACATAAAAAGAAAGAATATGAAATCATTAACAGGAAAGTATTTTATCGTAGGTGTTCGTTATGAGAAAACTCTAGAAGACGGAACGAACGCTAAAACTACAGAGCAATATGTTGTAGATGCCTTGTCATGGTCAGAATGCGAGGCTAAGACTACAGAAGAAATGGCGGTATACACAAATGGTGATATGGAGATTGTCACTATGAAGAAAGCAGGTTTCTCTGAGTTGTTCCTTTCAGAGGTAGATAGTGAGGATAAATACTACGATTGCAGTATTAACATGATTACTATTGACGAAAAATCTGGCAAGGAGAGGAAGACCAAGGTTCGTTATCTTGTGCAGGGTGATACCATTGAGAAGGCTCGTAAGAATGTAGATGAGATTATGGGTAAGACTATGATTGATTACAATATTACAAGCCTTAAGGAAACATCAATCATGGATGTTTTCTTGCATATGGGTAAACCAAAGGAGTAAGGCTTTTCATTTTTCTTATTATTTAATTAGTTTGAAATCCCCCTATGGGGTGGTGCTGCTTAGTTCAATGGTAGAACGTCCGCCCAAATCGGAAAAAGGTTGTGGGTTCGACCCCCACAGCAGCAACTATGACTTTTGGTTTGATAAAGGATAAAGATTATGGGATATTATGATAGATTTAACAAAGGAGGAAAGAAGCCTAAACACCAAAGGAGCGAGAAGCAAAAGTGGGTTGACAAACTAGATAGGCTTATGTCGGTTTATATCCGCATGAGAGACTCTAGAAAGTTTCACTATAAGTACTTCAGATGTATCAGTTGTGGACGAATATTGCCAATCGACCAAGCCGACAATGGGCATTATTGCGGACGAACTCATATGAGTTTGCGCTTTGATACACGTAATCAGAATGCGGAATGCAAACGATGCAACAGATTCTCTTCTGACCATCTTATCGGTTATAGAAAGAATTTAGTAATGAAGCTTGGAAGATTGGCTTATTTGCAAAAGCATCCTCACGTTCCTTTAGATATGGAAGAAGTAAAGCGGCTCGGAGAACAACAAGTCGATTTACTGGAAGTAATGAAGCATCAAGCAAAGAATTGGTCGGTCTTTGAATTACAGGAACTCTATAAATACTATGCGGCTCTAATTCTGAAAATGAATGAAGAAAAAGATAATCAATAAGGTTTAAATAATGTTACAGCTTCAACAATAGACACTAATTTATTTGCATTATTAAATTATTCTTCGTACCTTTGCAATCGTCTTGGTGAGACACACCATAAAAACTGTAAGGTCATTTTTCTATTGGCTTTTGTTATGCATAAGACTTGTGCATTCCTATATAGTAACAAAAGTGATTTCATATTATTTGTGAAATGAAGTTTAAATTAAGACCATATCAAGAAGAGGCAAGCAAGAAGGCGGTTGAGTTTTTCTTGGATAAGAAGAAAAACTGGAACGCTCTGGAAGTGCTCCCTACTGCATCGGGCAAATCATTGATTTTGGCAGATATAGCTGCTAGGCTCAAAGATAAAGTGCTTGTGTTTTCTCCTACTAAGGAAATTTTGGAACAAAACTACAAGAAGTATTGTTCTTATGGATTTGATAATGCCAGCATCTATTCCGCTAGCTTTAAATCAAAAGAAATCAGCGATGTTACTTTTGCTACAATTGGTAGCGTGAAAGGACATCCCGAATTGTTTACTGACTTCAAGTACATATTGATTGATGAGGTTCATTTAGTGAAACCTGAATCCGGCATGTATAAGGAGTTTCTTGATAAATTAAAGAGCAAGGTCATAGGTTTAACCGCAACACCTTTCCGTCTGTATTCCTATCAGAACTATGGTAGCATACTGAAGTTTCTGACAAGAAGTAGAGACAAGATTTTCAAGGAGCTTATCTACTATGTTCAAGTTGAGGATATGGCAAAAAACGGATATATCTGTCTTCCGAACTATTACACATGCCCACCACCACAATGGAACGAAGGAAACTTGCAGCTCAATTCAACTTGCCGTGATTACACTGACCAAAGTGTCAAGCAAGAATATGAACGTGTAGATTTGTACGGATGGCTAGTTAGTGTTGTTAAAAGATTGCTTAATCCTAAACGAGGTGGACAGCGTAAAGGCATCTTGGTTTTTACGAAGTTCGTTAAGGAGGCTCAGAAACTGACATATTCCATACCTAACTGCGAAATGGTCTGTGGCGAGACACCACCGAAAGAACGTGAAGCAATCATCGAGCGTTTCCGTAATGGTCAGACTAAGGTATTGGTAAATAGTCAAATATTGGTCGTAGGTTTTGACTATCCGGAGTTAGATACGGTCGTGTATGCAAAGCCAACACGTTCATTAGCGCAATACTATCAAGTCGTAGGAAGACTTCTTAGACTATCAAAAGGGAAACAACCTTGGTTTGTTGACCTCTGCGGTACTTATGAGAGGTTCGGGAAAGTTGAAGACTTGAAATTGCTAGACCTAAACGGCAAAGGAAAGTGGGTAATAATGAGTGGAAATAAACAATTAACAAATACATTCTTTTAAGATATGATAGTAAAATTAGACGAAAAAGCGTGTAGCTTGGATGCAGATGAATTGGTCGCTTTCGTACGTCTGTCATTTAATGCTGACAAAGACGGATATGTATATGGGAGCAACAAGGAATTATCGAATAAGATAGGTATGTCGGTGGCAAAGGTAAAAAAAGCTATTGAGGGGCTATTTGAGAAACAAATGTTATCTATCGGTAGCGGAAAAGTCTTTATTTGGAAGCATGAAGACAACATAGAATTTGCTGAAGGTGAAGAATCTAAACCACACAAGAACGAACCTGAACGAATAGCATTGAACAACGTCCCTAGTGTACAACAAGTGGATGATAAAGCAAAGAAGGTTTGCGAATATTTCAATAAGGTTATCGTTGGAAGAGGAATGCCTCTTGTTCATGCCCTGACTTCGAAGAGAAAGTCAATGATTAATTCACGGCTTAAAGAATATGGGAGTGAGCAGATGAAGTTGATGATTGACAAGGCGGCAGCATCTTCATTCCTTAATGGTAGTAATGGATGGATGGCGAGTTTTGATTGGATTATGAGACCAAATAATTTTGTTAAAGTATTGGAAGGAAATTATGATGATAGAAAGCAAGGGACTAATAAAGACGCAGAGCAAGGCTATTACCAAGAATCAGCCGACCTCGTGCAGCGCCTCAATCAACAGAGAAAAGCAACGAATATTCAATGAGTACGGAACATTCGATAACGTTCTAATGTCTTTCTCTCCATCAAGCCAAGTAGGTAGTAAGATGCCAATCGGGAAAGCTTTTAAAAGCAACGCACCAACACTTACCTATCTTGACTTGTGTTATGGAGAAGGAAGTGCAATAACATGGCTTGTAGCATGGGTTTCTGATGTCTATGGTATTTGTGGCTTTGTAAATAATGAGGCTACTGACAATATCAAGATAATGACTGCAAATGCTATAAAGGATGAGTATTATTTCCTTAATCTGAACGAGCTGATTACTTTCTTCAAGATGTTTATTGCCGGAAAGTTTGAGAAATTCTACAAGAAGCCAAATCCGCAAGTTATAACAAAGAGCTTGAATACTTTCTGTTCCCATCGTATAGATGCCATAAAAGCAGTAGAGGCAAATATACAGAAAGAGAAAGAGGCTAAAGAAGATGAGGCTATCAAGCAAAATGCCATCACTTATGAAGAATGGGCGGCAAGAAAAAAAGCTAAGGGCGAGGAAGTTAATATAGAACTTATCGAAGACGAGAAAGGCAACAAGATTTTTCGGGTAAAAGCTCCTAAAGCTGATGTTAGATTAGACTCAGCTTATATGATAGTCAAGAATACAACAAATGCAGATTTTAAGGCTATATGCAAGCTAAGAGAATGTTTCGTTAAGAAATATGGTATAGACCCATACGACTTGATTAGAAGTTTAGGGAATAAAAAACTTAGAGAATATGAAGAAAGAAGAAATTGTCAAGGCAATCATTAAGAACCTTAGAGATGTAAATGGCAAAAAGTTCCGCAAGGATGATGTTCAAGCCATTGTGAATTATTTCATAGACCTCACAAAGCAATCGTTGCGCAACAGAGACCGTGTTATGATACGCAGCTTTGGAACATTTGTGGTACGACATAAAAATCCCAAGCAAATTAATTGCGTGCGAACAGGAGAGAAAACGATGACAAGGGAGAAAGACCATGTGGCTTTCATTCCTTCTAATGATTTTGACTTAGATTCAATAGTATAAAATGGAGATAGCAGAAATAGAACAGATTATAGAGGCTTGCAACTTTGATGTTGCTAGCCAGACCCAAAGAGCAGAAACATTCAACGTAATTGACGCTATTGTAGAAATGCGCAAATACGAAGGTCGTTTCAACGCCAAACGTTGGGAATATGAAAATGTTAATGGACGTGGTACGATAGAAATATATTCTAAACTCGTTGCCGGAACTCTAGAGGACAAATTAGCAGAGTTTGCTATTATATTATTCTCAATGGCCAATAAGTACAAGATGAATGTCAAATCGTTGAGGCTAGACCCAGATTCAATGAGAGACCGTTCCTTTGAAGACTTGATGATGTCTATGCTGAAGATTGAAATGACACATTACCGAGTGTTCAAGAAGATAATAATCTTGATTGGCATGCTTTGCGGATATTGCATGATGAATGGTATTGATTTGTTGTGGTTCGTTAACAAAAGACTTTTGATAAACATTAAATAGGCTAAAATATGAAGAAGTTAAAGTTAGTTTTTACGAGTACGGATTTCGCATCTTATACGAAGAGTACTATGAGTATGTTATGCAAGGTTCTTTTACGAATTCCTTACCTTGTACTTGTAGGCATAGTTAGTACAACTTGCTGGGTTGCTAAGTGTATTGTAAGGTTCTGCAAGGAGTACACAAAGGAAGCGGTAATTATCGGTTTTGTTCTTTGCTTTATGGCTATGTTTGTTGAGTTTGTCTATTTTAAGATTCAACTTGCAAAGAGTTCGTATCAGACAAGTGAACTTATAAAGCGGAACTATGAGCTGGAGCAGACCGACAGATACGATTTAGGCTTCCATGATGCAATGGCAAAGAACAGAGAAATGCTTACACAAAAGATTGAACCATGACAAACGAATTCAATGATGCGTTTACGAGAGCACAAGCTTTGCAGAGGAGGTTTAATCCAGCTTACATGAACTCCTTTTCGATAGCAATTAAATATGATAGCTATTACGAGGAATACATGGAGATTGAATTGAGAACAGATAATGATAAGTTCTTTATTTCTACATTGACATGCGTTTACGAAGAGGATTATACACTAAGATTAGACGAATTAGAAAAAACAATAGATAAATTATTAACAGATGAAGACAATGAATAAAAAAGTTATTTTTGTAAGCCTGTTGGATATTATAAGTATTCCATCGGGTAACGAGCATCCTGTAGATATTACGGATTTTCAGCTAAAGCACGATTTCTTTAGAGCGTTGCAAGCAGATAATAATATAGTCCGTGTCAACATCTTAGGATATGACAAGAACCAAGTAATGTATTCAAGCGATATAACATTCAAGAAAATGGTATCGGTTATTTCATACGAAATTGCTATGTATACAGTTAATGCGGTAGTTCCATATTGCTCTACTGATAATATTGATGATACTTTTGTTGATGCTGCAAAAAGCACCGAGAGTATAGAGTTTCTCAAAGACAAATCTAATTGGCTGATTATTGGGAACGATAATCTGGCTGATAAATTTGGTGTTGACAATATAACAATGGAGAATTTCGTCAATGGAAGATTTAGTGAATATTCTGAAGGAGCTAAGGCAGCAGAAAAGAGATAAACATATTAAACCGGAAATCTTGACCTTAGCAACCATAAAGAATAGGTACGGAAAAGACCCGTTACCTGAGTTGCGCAATTTATGGGCAAAAGGACTGGTTAAGAATTGTAGAACTTTAAATGATTTAGGCTTTATATACAATGGATAAGGAGTTAATAAAAAAGTTAGTTGCACAAGGCAAGGCTTATGTACTTGACTTGCGAGGTGGTAGCGTTCCTTATAAGGAAGGTAATGCAGCGGCAGTTGATTTTTACTGCCCACAAGATGTAGTGTTGAATATGCCTTGGGTGAAAATGGGTAGAGGTCACATCAACCTACATTTAGGAATTGAACTTCCTAAAGGTGTTGGCTTGGATATTCGTTCACGTTCTGGCTTTACTGACAAAGGTATGGAAGTTGATGTGGCCTTTATTGGCAAGAACGAAACACAAGTTGGTTACATGACTAATGTTAGAGCGGACATTGATATTTGTCTAGGTTTGGTCGATGAAGACTATAGAAACGATATTGGTGCGCTTTATAGAGTTAATTCCGACCGTTATATGCCGACAAAGGATAGCAAATTCAAACTAGATTCAGATTACGAATATTATGTTTTCGTAGTCAAGAAAGGCACTCGTGTTTGCCAGGGCGCATTCCGCAAGGTAGAAAATCCAGATTGCATACTTGGAGAGTTGAATATGGAAAATAATCATGGAGGAGGATACGGACATGGTGGAACAAAATAACAATGGGTGTTGCGAATATGCTAACAAGTATATCTTTGTGATAAGACGTTTGGCAGACATGATTGAATGCAAGGATAATGCCGCTTTCGTATCATCTCTAAGGGAGGACTTCGGAAAGCTCGGATTATTTTCAAGCGCAGCCAATTTCCTTCGTCTTATGTATGAGATACGAGCATCTTCTAAAGACAAAGAAACCTTACGAAGCCATATCAGCGTAATGGCGATGGAAGCCTTGCTTACGCTCTCTTGGTATATTGTTTCAGATTATAACGACATCATCGAATCGCAAATCGAATTGTTCAAAACCAAAAATAAGCGGTATGGAAACGCATTTTCGGAATGTTTTGCTAAAGATGGTTATCCGTATGCCTTCGGTCATTTGCAAGAGAAGATTAATCGTATTTGCTCTTTGCTGACTTTGAACGAGGATGCTAAAGAAGAGCCTGTCCTAGACAGCTATAAAGATTTATTGGGGTATTGTATTTTAACGCTTATCGAAATAAAATGAGATACCGAATAACAAGAATAGAAAAAGTTATCAATGGGCAGAGTTCGTACGAGCACTGCTCGTTGATAGTTTCTAACATAGAAAAGTTTAGGAAACAAATAGATGCAGACGAGGTTAACTTCGTCTATGAAATGTTGGATTAAAAATAGAAAAGAATGAAAGAACCAGACATTGAAATGAATCTAAAGAAAATCATGGAACGCATAAAATGGATTAGAGAAACAAAGGCCATCTTATCCAAGGAAGAAATAAGTCTTTCCATTCCATTGATGCAAGATTTATCGCAAGTAGGCAATATTTACGATAAGTTTATGAGCTATCATGCCGGACGAAATTCCACAATGGTACGCAAGCAATTTATCTTTGTTATTCTTTATCTTTATTCTCCTAGTGCCCTTGGCGGTTCTAAGATGAGAAGAGGGTTAAGAGAAAAAATCGCTAAGGTTTTGGGGTGTACATGTTCTAATGTAAGCCATGATTACAAAAACATCAGTTTCTATTATGTTACTTACCGAAGTTTCCGTAATGACGTGAATGAGATATTGGATAAGCTCTTAATAGATTTAGGTTTAAAAGAGATAGGGGAAGAATAACTTCCCCTACCCTTTTTAAAGCAATCGCAACTCTTGTTTAATACCAAGCTTTTTTGACTCTTTATTAAAGAATTCTACTTTACGTTTTACTTTATCTTTAAACTTCTCGAACAATGCAATTAAAGCCTCTTGCTCGGTATCAAAAAGCTCTTCTTCTCTAATTGTATGCTGTACGGTTCGTTTACAATGGTCGGGTTTGTATCTATAATCTATCCACCAACCCGATGAATTAAATTCGTTCCCCTCAAACCAAGATACGTTGCAGCATCCCTTTACTATACAGCGTTGTGGGGCATCAAACCATCCATCAATATACCAAGCAATATCACCATTCTTATATTTGGGTATTGGTCTTTCCTCTTTGTTCGTATATTTATATTTCTTCATATTCTCTTTTTTATTACTTATAGAAATCCCTATTATAAATACCTGAAAGCCTTTGCATATCTTCCTCTGTTATGGAGTATTTGTAGTTTAACTGATATTGAATATAGTCTCCATACTCCACATCTTTACATGGGAACAGCTTTCCGTTATCAATTCGTTTGAATATTATATTATAATCTGTCCTCACTCCCTTGTTAATAATTGAGAAGTGACTTCCTACAGACTCTCGTTTATCTATTACTTCATACCAAAAAGTTTTACCTTTATGAGACCTATCATTAATACCCATATAAGCAAAAATTCCTAATATAAAAAGAATAAATAAAAGCTTAAAAAATAGTTATCTTTTTCCATACACTTAACTCTTTATTATTTTTAAATACTTCAACTTTGCGAATCGGTATGATTCATACACCTCATCTACATTCACACCTGTATTAAAAGCAAGAATACATCCTTTGTCATCGTAGAACCCAAGGATAATATACTTTTCTTCTACATACCCTGCAACGTATGCACCAATATCATTACCTTTATAAAGAACAGGCTCTCCACGATACGCATTAAAAAAATCTTTATTTGTCATACGCTATCGCTATTTTAGTTCATCAAAGTCAAACCACTCTATCTTATCGTAGCACTCGTACAGAACTTCTATACGCTGTGTTCCGTCTCCTCTTGTGACAACCCATATATCGTCACTCATTGCTCCATAATGAAGAGCCGTAGGATTTACGCCACCTCCACTATATCGGAACATTACCCACTTTCTTAAAGGTGGCTTATCTTCTTTTAGGTCGTTCCATAATGATGCAGCATTCACGTAAGGAACGTTTTCTGTATCACAATCGGTAACACCAATCTTTTCTGTACTGAACGTTACCCCGTTCAGCTCATTGTAATCTACCTCATCTTCATTGCTACAGATGTTGAGGTAAATCTTCTTTGGTAAATTCTTTACTTTCATATCACTTAAATTTGATGATAAAAAACTCAGTATAAAGCCACTTATCGGGACAAAGACCTTTTTTAGGCTTGCCGATGGTGATACTCTCAATCTTCTTCTCAATTCGTAGACTATCCTTGCGGTAGCCGTTTATGAAGAGAACGTGGGTGTATGGCTTGTATTCCGGTTCACCTGTCACACAACAATAACCGCCGTACTCATCAAAAAGCACTTCGCCGCCTTCGGCTTGCTGGTTTACAAGTCGGGATGCCCAATACGGCTTTATCTCCCGATACTCTTCATCCTTTCTTTCGTCAGCAATCATATCGAACCACTGCTTGCTGACGGATAGGGTCAATACTTTCTTTTCCATACTCAGAATGTTTTATCATTATGTTACTGTCTCTTCTTAACTCAGCCATAAACTTTCGCTTGTCCATTAGGTTCGGCTTGTAGTCCGTCTTATGGCATCCACACTGACCAACACGAAACCAATAGTCTATCTTTCCGAAAGGAACAGGCTTGGCGTTTGCGAAACTATACTTCTTTTTCATTCTTCATCTTTTTTTCTTAAAAATATGTAACCATTCCCTGTATATACAGGTCTGAGGGCATAAACTCTATCTAAATACTCTATCATCTTTGCTTCACGTTGCGAAGAGAGACGTGGGCACTGACAGAACTCGTCCGTGTCGTTAAAGTCGTATATGACTTGCATAATTTTGCGTACTATATCATCTTCACTCATTCTTCCACCTCCTCCCAGTCTGTTGCAAGAATATCATCCAAGGAGAAGAAATGCCAATAATGTGGTACAACATGGGTGAATGATTCTATGGAACTTTGTTGGTACAAGATGGATATTTCTTTATACTTGTTTATAGACAAACTAAAATAACAGCCGTTTCTTCTCACTTTCTTTCCCTCCTTCATTCTTCTCAGAGCCTCCGAGAAGTCAAATATTTCCTTGCTCATTATAATTTTGCTTTAAAGTTGTAAATTGGTTTAATAACATCAATGACATCAACCGTATGTTTGATTAACTCAACAATCTCTTCGGTTGGCTTGTATGCCATAGGTGCTTCATCAATGGTTTCTTCACAAACTGATGTGGAATAAATACCTTTCATTTCATTCTTGTAAGAATCCATAGATAACTCTTTCTTTGCCTGTGTACGAGACATTAATCTACCTGCGCCATGAGGGGCAGAGCATAGCCAATCTTTGTTACCTTTTCCCTTGCAGATAAGAGAACCATCACGCATATTCATTGGGATAATGACTACCTCATCCTTTTTTGCACTGATAGCTCCCTTTCGCAATATACCCTTGTCTGTATCTATATAGTTGTGAATGGTTGTAAAAGAATGCTTGTCTGAATTTGGGTCAATATCCACACCTAAAGCATTTACAAGTCTGTTGGCGATAATCATTCTGTTTTGTTCAGCATATTTTTGAACTATGCGCATATCATTGAGGTAGTCATTGAGCAAATCACCTTCCAAGTAAGAAAGTTCCTTGCTTATATTTTTAGTACCTAATGACTTGATAACACTCTGTATCTCATTTTCTCTGCCTTCGCTTTTTAGCTTGGCAATAACCTCCGACTTATCGGCAGCCTTCTTGTGGCAATACGGGTAAGCAAGGTTTTGGTAATAGTTGCATACCCTAACACCAAGGTTTCTACTTCCTGTATGTATCACAAGAAACTTCTCTCCTTCTTCATTTGCATCTAACTCAATAAAGTGATTGCCACCGCCAAGACTTCCAACAGAACGATATACTATTTCCATGCTGTCAAGACAATCCCAAGCACGGAATTTGCCAAACATACAACCATCAACCAATCCGTTTATGTAGGCTGATACTTCTCCCTCGTTGACATTAAAACCAGACGGAATCAACTTATTGACTGCTTCATCAAATTTCTGCAAGTCAATATCAACTTTACCAAGTCTTACGACTTTCATGCCGCAGCCTATATCTACTCCAACAGTGTTAGGAACTACTCTGTTATCAAGCTCTATTACCGTGCCAATAGTGCATCCTTTACCTGCATGGCAATCTGGCATTATTCTTATTTCACAACCAGAGTAAGCATCGCTATTGGATAGAACTTCTATCTGCTTGATAGCTTCATCTTCTATTGTCTTTGCAAAGACCTTTGTAAACTCATTCATATCTCATTTCTTTTTACTTGTTAAACTTATCGCCTTGGTGATTCTATGGTCTTTTTTACCAACAAAACCATAGCATATTTTGTACTCAAAATCTCTTAATCTTCTGTACCAATAATCACTTGCCGTACTTAGATGACGAGCTTGCTTCATTATCTTCTTTGCCAACCTAATCTTCATACACCAACCAACATTCCAACCAAATGATGGACGTGCTTATCGAAAGCAATTCCATACTTAAACATTTCCTCAAAAAGCATAAGACGTTCCTCGTTGGTAGCCAACCGAGTAGATTTCTTTTTATCCTCGGTCATTGTAAAATGAGAGCCTACCATTAAATTCTTAGCTTCCTTGTGAAGATAAAGATAACAGAAGAGATTGTGACACTCTGGTCTCCAACGCTTACATAACACAATCCAATAATTATCTATCACAACTATATTGCCTTCGGCAACAATATCTTCAAACATATTCTTTTTCATAAGCTACTTCTTTTTACGACAAGGGCAACTTTCTGCGTGAACAACGCAAACACCATGTTTCGTGTCCACAACTAGATAATCGTGTCCTTCCTCGGTGAATACTGATGTACCAATCTTCTTTGCAGGTTCATTACTATTAGCCAAAGAGCGAATGCCCTCAAAAATCAATGCTCCTACAAACAAACACAAGACAAACCAAACGGCTGACTTGATTAAGTTTAAAATCTTATTCTTCATACATTCTATTATTCCATATATTCATACACTCAACGAACTCTTCGACTTCTTCTATACTATTCAACATAATAGTAATGCTTCCATCTTCGTTCCAGTGCTGATTACTTACATCTACCATAGCTTTATCTTACTTCTTATCGAATTTATTGCCAACAACATAAACTTCAAATAAATTAACAAATGGCTCGTAATTGTCAACTTTATCTAAACTCTTGAAGGCAAATGTTCCTTCTTCTTCAATATAAACTACCTCATAGAGATTGTCTATACATAATAAGTCATAGCTATCATGCACTATATCGCCTTCCCAAATTTCATTGCAGTCTTCGTCCATCATTCCTGTGAACTGACAGACTGTTTCTGGAATTACTTCGTAAGGAGTTAAATAACATCTATCATCTTTATCACTTTCTTTACGATGAATATACGCTATTCCCTGAGAGTATGTAAGTGAACCCTCTACCCATTCCCCGTTATCAAGACGTTTAGCCTTAAACTTTATATTTTCTATTCTCATATGCTATAATTGCTTTAATTTATTGAATATCTTGGCAAAGCGGTGCATGTAATCAAAGTTTACGCTTTCACCATGCTCACTCACCATTCTATTATACAGCCAACGTAGATGCTCAGCATCCTCGTGGAACTCTTTAATATCTTGCTCGTCTAAGATTATTTGTTTCTTCATACGCTGTTTTTTAAGTTCTACACATTACTCACCTATCTTTTCAAAAACTAGTTTTACTTTAATTGGCTCATCCTCCCATGACAAATCTATATTGTTTCTTGGAATAGTAAATCTGTTGTTCCTATGGTCTCTAACTGTTATCTCATCATTACAATTATACTTAATACCACTTTCCCACTTACTCCAAAAGCCATACCAATCATCACGGAACGGTTTTTCTTTGAACAACACTAGCTCGCCATCTTTATCACAAGCAAGCCATAAATATTTAACATTATCACTCATATTCTATTCTTCCTTCCCATATAAAAGTTCAACACTCTTTCTTAGCACTGCCTCTATATGGTCTCTTTCGAGGTCTCTAGGCTGTCTAAGAAGCCATTCTATATCTCCGTCTATCAATTCTTGATAGGCTCTCCTTGATACTCCCATAACTATTCCTCCGTTTTCATATAAGGACAACACTCTGCGTATATATACTTGCAAATATCACTTAATTTGCAAAGTTGACAATCTCCAACCATAACTATTCCTCCACTTTTACGCCAAACGGAGCACCATCATCAAATGTACATGACTCCATTCTGTATTTAAAATCACAACAAAAATTTGAATCTGGACTTGAACTAATTGAATTAATTCCATCAGAGATAGAAGAGATTTGAATCCGATGTCCATCTTTTTTATCCTTCAAGATTGAAAACGGCTTATGCTTACGCATTTCAGTCCAGCACTCTATAGCATCCTTGAAAGGACGGTACTCAGACTCAGGTTCTAGATTTGGCTTAATGCGATACTCTTTATTGCCATTAAACTCTATAACCTTTATTTCTGCCCATTCATTCGGAACGTTCTCATCTTCTATGGCACTTGGTTTGGTTCTACACTCAATTACCATTCCTTCTGCAAATGCTTGCAGAATAGGATAAAATTCTTTAGCTTGATTTCTGTCCATAATTTAGTCCTCCAACTCTATATTGTGTTCTTCTGCGAAACTATCTTCTGCCTCTTCGCAAAATTGACCTTCGCAAAGTGATTCTGGGAGTACCCTGCTAGTATAATACTCTCGGTGGCATAACTCACAGATTTCATTTCCATAATTATTTCTTAACTCTTCTCTAGTCATTACTCATTTTCCTTTCTAACTAAATAGTCATACATAGGCTTGCGGTTTCTACGATATTCATTACATATCTTTTCTGCCTCTTCCTCTGTATCGCAAGTTGCAATAACTCTATCGGGATATGTATCCCAATATCTAACTACTTTAAATTTTGTCATAATCAATCCTCCAATAATTTAAACTCGGCAATAGAGTGATAAAAATCACCATTGCCATATACGTCACAACTATATGATTTACAATTAACAGAAACCTCAAAATAGTTACCATCATCGTGTGTAATCTCTACTTCATTTGGTAGGATATTTTCCTTGAAGTACTCAGCAGATTGGATATTATCCATAGGCTCTTCAGTCATAAAGGTTACACACTTTTCGTTGATTATATCTTCTATAATCATAGGCTAATCCTCCAATTTTTCAATAGGTTTCCAATGAGTGATATTGAACGCAATAGCACAAAGAAATCCATTTTCATCTGTATTCCAACCTTTGCATTTAGTTCTACTTGTCTTCAATACAATTTTAGGAGTTTCTTTATTTGTTACCAAAACGCTTTCATCGTAAGGAGGCAACCCATCCTCAACAGATACCCAGTCTGACTTGGAGAGTTCTTCCAAAGCTTCTTTCAAACAACAAATGCAATTATTCAAATATGTCTGTCTATTTTCATATTTGCGTAAAATTGCTAAATGTTTTGCTTCTTCTATCAGCTCTTTAACTTTCTTCTTATCCATAGTTACAAATTAAAATATTCACGTATCTGCTCACCTGTCATGCGATATACCTCAGATATTCGGCAGTCTCTAATTGAGCTATCCCAGGCACTGGTATGTTCATCATTACAACTACCATCAGCAACACGCTCTACGGCTTCTTCTGGCCCTGTTGCAAAGTCAACGCTTAGAAGTTCCTTTTCCTCGTCACTAAGCCCTTTTCCTTCCAAAGCAATATTTAGAGCGGTTTGCAACTCGTAATGAGCTTTATCTGAATAGCCTATAGCCTTACCAATATGACTATTGATTGATTTCTCTTTCTTATCCATACTTCCATTTTCTCTTCTTCCCCCCCCCTGTTGCCAAGTAGAGGGTGGTTAGTTTATTTAAATATACTTTCAAAATTCCAATTATCACCATCGCAACAATCAGATTCTTCTACTCTTGACTTATCAACATCACAATATAAGACGCCATATTGTCGTTTTATATGCTTACAGTTGATACAAGCTGGTATTATTTCCATATTACTATCTATTTATATCCTTTGCAGGATGGTTAATCATAAATCATAACACAATCATTGTACACAGATACTTCAGATATACTTAAAGGATCTCCGTTTTCTTGTGTTCCATGAGAATAAGGAAAGCAAACTTCCATAGTCTTATCCTCAACTTTTGATAATTCATTAATCAATTCTTCTACTGTCATATTCTATCTATTTATGCCCGAAGGTGGTTAATAAAACAAATACTCGTCACAAGGCTCTCCAACATATTCTCTTGCTTCGTCTATAGTATTAAACACCTTTCGTGCCACATAGATGAATGGAATACAACCGAATAGCATATTGTCTTGAACTACGTACCGTACTGGATGTAACTTTCCAACAATTCTTTTTGTCATATCTACATATTTATTTATACTCAAAAGGTATTAAACATTCAACAATACTCTTTTGAGTTTTATTCGTAATTTCTCTTTTAACTCTTTTGCCTCACTCCAAGGTGTATAGGTTGTGGTATAAAAATTATAACTACGTTCATCTACACAATGTAAGCCTGTTATTAGTAATTCTAACTCTTCGTTTGATAATACAACATTTTTATCCATACTGCTATTATTTATGCCTGAAGGCGGTTAGTTACTTTAAATAATTATTTTTCATTTATCTGGTAATTCAAATTGAATTTGAAATGTTCTACGTATAGGATAGCCTTGATTTACATACGTCTTACCAAGATAAGCAGTAGTTGCAATACTTGCATATCCTAAATTACCATTGCTCTCATAACAAGTTACATCACAATTATCATATACTGTGTCTATATCTGCTATGATTTTTCTGAGTTCTCCTAATTTCATATCTCTATACTTTTATTCTTATAATTATTATACACATCACATGGAAGAGTACAATAACAATATCTCGAATCTGATTCTTGACACTCTTTATATTTATTAAAAGGACACTTAGCCATACCTACACCTCCATTCCGTGATTAAGGTCTAGACCAAAAAGAATGTTTTGTAATTCAGACACATACTTTAAACCTTCTTTAATAGTACTTAAAATATCATCTTTTTTAAACCCTACTAAAATATCGTAAGTATAGTCATGATTTTCATAAGCCCATACTTCTTGATGATTATTTAAATCAAGTTTATAATATATTTTAGTCTTTCTCCAACCATTCTTTTCTAGAATTTCTGAAGTAAGAGGAATTGGCTTAATATCTTTGTAATTTATAAGAGCTAAATTAAGTGCAGATAAAGACCTAATATTCCAATGCCCTTCATCATCTTTTTGATAAACCAAGTCTCCTGGAATGTATCTTAATTTATTCATATGTTTTATTCTTTATTATTCATTATAAGAGCCATATCATGCACTTTGTGACACATTTGGCAAACATCTTCAAGACTCCTTGTGTCCCAATTATAGTACATTCTTCCGTGGTCTTCGGTTATTACTACAACCTGTCTGTCACGTAGGATTCGCCATATCATTTTCAACTTCTGTTTCATACGCTTTACTCCTTAACTTCTTCAAAGATTACATTCTTATTATCCTTACGTAGTTTAGAATCGCATGGGTATTTCCTCCAAACTTCACAACCACTATTGCCAAAAAAGAAACAACCATAGCAAGTTTCTTCCTCGGTTTCAGTAATCTCCAAGACTACTCTTTCTCCAACTTTAAACTCTTTCATACGCTTAGTCTTTTATATATTCATTCACTTCATCCAAAACCTTTGTCAACAGGTTCTTTAGAATCTTCAATTCATCATTTGAATATGTAGCTATTGGATAACCATCAAGGGTAATATCACCACAACTACGACTTATCTTTAACGAGTGTTTATTTTCTTTCATTTTTTACCTCGCTTTCTATTAAAAAGTTTCTGACCATACTCCTTTGGTGAAGTTGTATTGACTACAAAATTATCAGGAAACTTTGGTGCTATTTGATAAAGGTAACACCTATCAATATCACGATATATCATTGTTTGCCTCCTTTCTTGATTAAATCAAGTAAGTCTTCCACGAATGCCCAATCAGTAAAAGTATATGCTCTAACTCTAATTTCCCACATTTTTTGATATGTGTAGCAAACAGTTTCATTTAACATAGCGTTCATATTACTATTCGCTTTTGAGAATGCTAGAATCTTTCCGTTATCATTTCTAGGAACTTCGCTAGCAGGACGAAGCAATTCATTCAAATCGTTCAAGAACTCATTGATAGCCCACTTAGCACCTAGTCCAATAGCTTCTTTGATGTCCCCCTCATAGAACATTTCTTCCTTTTCATCATTGTTGAAGACTATCTCTTCGCCATTTAACAGAAATCTATCTTCATAGATTTCTTCTTTGGCAGCTTCTATTTTCTTATCGTCTATCATAACTTACTTCTCCTTTAAACGTTCTATTAATTTATCTGCGATTTTGAAGGCAGAATTAACAACACTGTCATACGTAGAGTTAGGACGTTGTACAAGACCTGCTGCAACATCTTTTGCTATCTCATATCTTCTCTGCTCCCAAATGTTTTCTTCGTTATCATTATTCTGGGTAAAGCTTGAACAAAGTATTACATCCTCCTCATTTTGATTGGGTCTTTTGCTACAAAAAAAATATCTGGAGCAGTAACTACATAATCCTTTCATCCCTCACCTCCTTTCCACTCACCAGTCGTTCCTAGTAGATGTGCTGTCTCTTCGTTGTAAGGAATACATTGATTCCAACCACAACCATTACAACAATAATAAAAATCGCTATCTTTATAGCCAAACAAGCTTACTTGCCATGCTTGGCTTCCAAAGTCTCTGACAAGCACCTTATCAAATGGTTTTAGCTCAACCTTTGGCTTCAAATCAACAATAGCTTTCTTATCACTATCCCATCGTTTGCCTTCCTTTTCGAGAGCTGAGAAGAACTGTTTTTTCTCTTCTTCTGTAGCAAGGCGAAGTTTACAAAGGTCTTTCTTAAAGAAACTGATTCTGCAGCCCATACTCAAAGTTAGACTACTTAAATCTAAAGAAATAAATGAGCTATAACCTTCTGATAAATCAGTTTTGTCTGATACTACAAATACATTTTGTCTATTACCATAGTCGGCAAAAGCTATATCTCCATCCTTGAACTCAGTCTGCTTTTCAATCTCCAAGGTCTCACGATTGAGTTTGCCACCCAATATCTTCTCTAGAGTATTGATGTAAGTCTGGGCAGCATCCTCAGATTCAAGATAATAGTTCTCTGTATAAAAATAATTATAGCCATCATCTGATTCACCCTTGTACTCTGACTCTCCTTCTATAGTCTCTAATGCGTGCTTACCTTTGAAAGTGACATAATAGTCATCATCGAAACCATCAAAGATAACCTCTTTAGTTCCATGCTTACTAACAAGCACATCTCCTTTCTTCCAAGCGAATTTAGACCAATCACGCATTTCCTTTGAAGGAAAGAGAATCTGTAAGCCATCAGGATAACCTCTTTCTGTACCAAATTCGGAATAACCACGATGGCAAGTAGTATTATTATTAGTCTCATTCGTACACCAGACTACTGTTTCTGTATCTGTAGTACTGATAGTATCTAACTCTACATCTATATTATGCAACCAGTCATACAACTTAGTTCCTTGCGGTTTATCCTTTAAAATAGCCGCTATATTAATTTTTATCTCCATATCACTTTATTCTTTTAAATTGAACAGCCTTTCCGTCTTTTCTGTCGATTGCGACACACTTGAAATCTCCACAAACTTTTTCATAAATGCCAGTACATATCTCATCGAAAAAACAACCATTGCATTGTTCTTTCTCTGCCTCAACTACCTTCAAGACGATTTCTGAGCCAATAGATAAATCTTCCATAACTAAACCAATTTTTGCGTTAAACAATACTGGTAGTAACTCATACTACCAACGTTTTTTGATATTTTTGGCAGCTCACCATCATAAGGAGTGACTTTCAAGCCATCAATGAAATCAGCATTCTCAGTTGATACCTCGGTATCATGCTCATTCATAAACACCTTTTGCGCTGTCGTAGAATGGCTTTCAGCTCTAAGCTTACCGAGTGACCGCAAAACCTGCTTGCTATGGATGAACAATCCATGCAAAGGAATAGTCCTTACTTCTACTTTTGTTCCCATAACCTTTATTTTAATACATCTATTCTCTATCTAAATAAAACGGGGAATATCGCAATATTCTCATTTCTCTTCTCATATTAATCTCAGCTAAACGAGCTGCTTTATAAAGCTTAATATATGGCTTATCTTTGAGATATTGAATAAATTCGACAACAGAATATTCTTTCTTTTCCATACCCTTAACCATTTAAAGATGATAATAACTATTTGATACCCTTGCGCCCAAATCGAAGCAGCCCACAGCATCCGGCTTTAAGAAGCGTTTCTCTAACTTCTCCAAAGCCACTTTATACTTCTGCTCCATGTGCTTGCAATGTAGTCTCTGAGCTAATTTAAGTTGCTCAACAACACCCTTGCGAGCAACTCTATATTGTTTATCGGACATCATAGCCTTATTCGTTCACATAGTTGATTACTTGCTCTTGACCTTGCTCATGCAAGTTATCGAAAGCGTCTTCTATAACTTTAGCTACTTGGTCGCCATTTAGGTTCTCCAGCATTTCGCTTACTACCTCTATCTGCTGGTCTGTTGCTAAAGAGCAAAACTTGTCAATAAGAAAACTCTTCTGTGCATGGACGAGCATATCATCGAATAAATCCGATACATCTACACTAACTTTATAATATGCCATAATTTGAAATTTTAAAAGTAATTAGTTGTACCACACATCATTTGGTATAAGAGCCAATTTCCATCCATACTCTAGTTCATACCTTAATATTTCAAGGTCGTGACTCATTACAGATGAAAGACCTACAAACTTATTTTCGTACTCCATATCCAAACCATTTAGTTACCATACTTGTAATGCAAATAATTATCCTCTGAGCCGAAATAAAGCTCGGTATCGCTCATATTTGCCTCCATCAAGTCATTCTCTACATCTTTATAAGAAGGCACGCAATCCTTAACTCTTTGGCAGAACAAAGGATATTTTGAAGACACGTCTTCTCCGTCTTCATTATAGATATTAATCTTATCTACATTGTAATATGGATAAGAAGAAATATTTCCATATGAATGGATAACCTTTCTACTCTTAACGGACACCACGATTTCAGCAGGTTTGTTAATAGCATCAAACTCGCAAGTAAAATCATCAAGCTGCGCCTCAAAAGCCGCATCATTAAACTTTTCAGATAAGTTTTCAAAAAACTTTTTCATTTTCTTATTACAGTTTTTGTGGTGTGTCTCACCATTTTTAATTAGTAACCTTTATTTCTTAATTACGATGCAAAGATACAAAGAATATTCGAAATATGCAAATTATTTAATGTGTTTCTTATAGCCTTTAACACTCTATAATAGTATGAACAAATAATTTGCTGACGTTAACACAAAAATCCCCACCACTACATTATTATATATAGTGATGGGGTAAACCCAAATAGGTATTTTGCCTTTGGGCTATTTTTCTTCCTTATCTACGATTTCAACGAAATCTCCAATTCCCAAACGAGCCTTATTGATACATGATGCTATCCAACCTATCAGATAGGCAGATGGTTCTCCACCATGTTTCATTTCAATATTACCCTCGATAGCATCACAAGCGTGACTAGCCTCATGACAAATTACATTCATACGCATAGCCTTACTGCTACTGAATAAAACAAGAACGCACTTTCTTCCTGTTTCTCTTATGTGAAGTCCGTAATAAGTAAATCCATCACCATTAAAAAAATCGTACTTTTCAATATCCGTACCATCATTATTCAAGAATGCTTTCTTTGCATCCTCAAACTGCAACCCAACCCCAACACACAATAAGTGTGGGTAAATGGGCTGGTCGTATTCGTAATATCCTTTTTTCTTCATACCTCATCGTTTTTATGTTTATCCCATCCACGCCTCGAAAAAGCATACCAAGTATCGCGAATATCAAGAGCGAGAATGTTGCCTTGGTCAATACAAAAATCGCTATCAAAGCCTTCGATATGAACATACATCAATGCTATAGTATCATAAGGAACGCTACGACCTTCAAGACAAGGATTTTTAAAATTCTTAGTCTTGTATAAACTTGTAACAATTGGCACTTGAAGAACGTCTGAAATATTCTCAGTGCTAATCTCTATCGACTTCTTAAACTTCTTCATATTCTCAACTATTTAAATTTCTCAAAGTAGAACTCAATTTGTCTATCAAAGTGCTCTTCGATTAACCCATAAGCAAGCGACATCTTTACTTGGAAAGAAGCCTTACCATTAAGCAATCCTTTAGCCTGTTTAGTAATCTCTGAGCGAAATTGTTCCAAACTCATATCACGCTTACGAAGATTACAAGACCTGCAAGATGGCATATAGTTCTCCATGGAATCATCGCCATGGGATACGACAAACTTTCCCGCCTTGTTGCTCCACCGAGAGTAACACCCTCGATTCTTCGGAACAAGATGGTCAACCTGCATATCCTTATACTCTATACTCTTGCCGCAATAAGCACAATGACCATCGTATTTGCGATATATTTTAAGTCTATCTTCTTTTTTCATATTTTCAACTATTTATGTTTTAAAATAACGCTGACTGCGCTTGTTGTGTAGAGTTTGTGTTGCTTGTAATGAGAGTTACAGCCTTAGAAGAATTTTACGGGCTGACATTCATCGATTAACTTGCGTGCTTCTTTAGCACACTCAGCCACGCATTTTTCGACTGCTTCTGTGATGTCTTGGATTTGCCCCTCACGCATATTGCCGTATTTATCGCAAGTATCGGCTATTATTTTGTAGAGAACACGATTTTGCAAAGCCTCCATATAGTCTACAAAATCCTTGCAAGTTTTGCGTCGAGGTTCTTGCACCCAATCAAGAAAGTCCTTCTTCCAGTCTTTCCATGTTTTGATTTTTATTACTATCATTGCTGTTTATATTTTTTATTTGTTGTTCTTGTGCCCTATATGATATTTGTTGCATATCCTACACCGATACACCGCCATACCTTGTGCCCGTAACTTCGGATTCTGATTCAGAAACTCCCAAGCATCATCCTCGCTTTCATAAGCGCCCTTCGCCTTCCAAGATTGACCTTTTCTAAACCAATGCTCAGGATCTGGATGCAAATGACAAGGAATACATTTATTTCTTTTCTTCATAACTTCTTCAGAAATTTAAGTTGAAACCCTTCTGCCTTTTTTATTCCTGGGTATAGTTCCTTTAGAACCTCCCATGTTCTTGTCTTGTGCCGATGCCACATAGTAACCGGATGCACACGCTCACCACTTGGTAATACATAGAAATCTGCCTTAATGGTATCAATATGCTCATAGTTTGCAGCTTTATATATAGTTCCCTTATTACCTATGGACGTATCGGCATAAGATATAAGGTACTTGATTTCCTTATGTGTTGCCCTAATATACTTATGCAAGAGAGATAGGCAAATCGTCTCGCTAAACTTTGGCATATCATCAGACAGCCACATTCTGTCAAATTCCCTCACTTGATGGTAATCCAACACTTCGCCCTTTTCAGTCTTGATGTGCGGTCGGATTCCATACCCTATTTGCATTGCACCCCTTATCTTATCCTTATACAATACCAAAAGATTCAAGCAACTATTCTTCGTTACCTTGTGTGAAAAGTGATGAGGAACTATGATTGCATCTGCTTGCGCCTTATCGCACTCCATCAGCTTTATTCCCTTTTCCTTGCATTCGTAACCGATAACAAATCCGCAGAAGCCTAGCACTGGAGACTTGTTCAACTTTCTTCTTCTCATATCAATGATACCTCCAAAAATAACGTTTGAAATTATCTAGCAAATGCTCTATACAAGCTTTGATTTCGCCCTCTCTTATGAATTGGTTGCAAAAATCTATCAATTCATCACGTACCAACCCTCGTTTTAAGGCTTCGTCTCTCATAGCTCTTATAAGAGCATCCGTTGTTTCTTTATTCCCATTTCTTACAACAGGATTGCAACAAAACACCTTGCACATATCCATAGTTTCAAAACAGACTTAACTGCCTACTCATATTCTTTAATTCGTTATTGGCAAAATCTACTTGACGCTGGTCTATTTCAAAGCCTATATACTTTCTTTCAAGGTTTACGCAAGCTCTTGCCGTTGTACCGCTCCCCATGAATGGGTCTAGAACAACATCATCAACATTTGTCGAGTTTCTGATTAGTATCTCCATCAACTTTACTGGTTTTTCAGTCTGATTAATCAAACCATCCTTATCCTTGCGCTTGTTCGTTGGAATAGGAACACTCAGAATATCAGATGTACCACATTCATTTATCGGTCTATCACCACCTTTGCGTAGCATGATGATATACTCTTTCTGTGCCATATAATAGCGGCCACATATTTTTGCGCACTTATCCCATATTAAGCATTTGGTAAAATGGAACTCACTTTTTCCGACCACATCAAGAAAGTGCATTAAATTATAATCATTACACATCAGATAGCAATGCGACCTGTCCTTTAATATCCGGTACAAATCATTGATGTAGTCCGAAATATCAATATCGTTATTCTTGAATATCTTGCCCTTTCTTGTTTGAGATTCCGTCCAATATCCTCCCATACTCCCTGAGCCACCCCTAGACTGAACCGGATAAGCCACATCGGAACATACGAGGTCTATGCTATCGCTATCAATCAGTTTCAAAAGCTTTCGACAATCTCCTTGGTATATATTATTCAGTTCCATCATATCCAAACATATCTTTTTGATTAAACATTTCTTCCTTAATTCTTCTTTGCGCCACCTTGAAATAATCAACATCCAATTCAAAACCGATGAACTTCCTGTTCGTTCTCAAACACGCCAAAGCTGTACTTGCTGAACCAATAAAACCATCAAACACCAAGTCGCCTTCGTCCGATGATTTCAAAATGCATTGCATAAGCAAGGGGATTGGCTTCTCGTTCTGATGTACCAATTTATCTGATGGAACTCTATCAAAGTCCCATACGTCCTCCAAACGCTTGCCATTTATGGTTCGTCTGCCTTTATTCAAATACAAGATTGGCTCGTAACATTGACCATATTGCGCCTCTAAATCTCCAGCCGTATGGTTGTTCTTTCGCCAAATGAGCACATTCTTAATGGTAAACCCTGCGTGCCTCGCTTGTTGCATAAAAAGTCCAAGGTCTTGGCACTACAGAAGATATAAGCAGCACTATCATCCTTCAAAATTCGGTAGCATTCGCTCATATAATCAATAATCAATTGCTCATTATCGTCATTGAGTATTTCCTTAGAGAAACGATGGTCGTCTGCTCTCCATCCGGTCTTATAGGAGATACAATATGGTGGGTCAGTAACAATTAAATCTACTTTCCCGCTCTCTATTTGTTTCATTCCTTCTATGCAGTCGGAATTGTATATTCTATCAAATTCAAGCATATCAAATCTCTTTTATAGCGTTAACATAAGCTTCATGAGCCTCTTCTTGCGTATCAAAGCAACCTATATATATTTTCTTTTTACCTATCTGATACTGCGCTTGCCATTTTCTTACACTCTTATTCCAAGTCACACCCAAGTATTCGGAAGAGGTTTTCTTTGCTATAGCAGAATAAATCACATTGTATCTTGCGGTGCAATACTCCAAGTTGTCTACATCGTTATTCGTCTTATCGAAATCCTTATGATTCACCATTGGAAACGCTTCTGGATTCTCCAAGAAAGCCTGAGCTACCAAACGATGTATATAAAACATCTTGCGCTTTCCGTTCTTGTAAAGCCATACCTTCAGATAACCTTTTGGTGTCTTGCAAGGTGCGATTTCCTTTAATTGAGACGTTCTCCCAATAGTAAAAACATGTCCCAGCTTGCTAACATAATACCTTTCGTAATTCTTTATAGGCTTTATATCACCAAGAAACCTTGTTATACTTTTATCTTTCATTGTTACCTCCTTTTTCAAAGAAACTTGAATATACGGCTTGCGCCTCCTTTGTATCTAGCAAATCAATATCATTGTAAAACCTTCTGTACACAACGCACAGCCTTTCGTCATTTCCGGTGTCTCTTGCTTTAGCTATTTGCTGACAAGATTCCATGAGAAATGCACTTATCTTCTCGTAACTTCGCTTCTGTGTCTTCTTTAGCATATCCATGCTTACAAAGGTTTTGTAGTGGATGATATGCTTTTCTTGCTCGTATTCTGTGAGTATAAGCCCTTCCGGAATAGCAAATACCACTCTTCTTGTCTTGTCATCACTATAGAGCTGAACTGCACCCGTAAACGATGTATATATCTTTTGCAATATCTTGGCAATCGGTAAGTCTTTTTTCAAAAACCTTTCTGCAAATCTCTTCAGAAAATGAACGCTCATAGCAAAACAATCTTCGCTATACCCCTCGTTTCTACTCATAGGAATATACTCGTTGGTTTCCTTCAGATAAATGAACAAACCGGAAGCAAATACATCGCCATGTTTTACACCTACAACGATGAGATAATCGGCATTCGGTGTAGCAAGCTCAAAGGTCTTTGTTATTTGTCGTACGTTCTGCTTTCTCATTTCACGTTTAAGCTCATTAGCTTTTCGCATCTGAAACTCATAGATTCTTGTTTCATCTAAGTTTCGTACTCTACGCATCTCACCCGAAGTCATACTTGCTGTTATCATGCGCATTCCTCCTTTTTAATCTTTGACAACCAACAATCCCAGATTCTTGTAGCTACATTAGCCATCATAACAGGAGGAACACACATTCCGCAAGCAAACCAAGGTTTCATGCCATTAAAGTCATAATCCATCGGAAATGTTGATGCTAAAATCGTATCATGTGCTGAAAGATAACTTGGATTATCATAATACACAAGTCTATCCTCCATTGCTGATATGGTATTGCATACCTTGTTCTTTTTGAGAAACATGTTATTGAACATAGAAAGACGATTATCCATCCGCTTGACAATATCACCGATAGAATTATCTTTCTCATTTCTATGCTCCCAATACTTCATCATTCCTTTAGGAATTTGCCTTCCACAATAGTCAGAGAACTCATCCAAGACAATTTCTTTCTCGTTGAAGTCCATATCTATCTTAGGCACTCGCTCGAACAAATCCTTTTGAACCATAAACGGCTCGCAAAGGTCTTTACGTAACCCAATAAAGAATACCCTAGGTCTGTTTTGAGGAACACCCATGTTACGTGCATTGAGAAGCCAATGCTGCAAGATATATCCGGCATCATTCATCTGTCTATAAATCTCCTTTACGTACTCGATGGCTTCACCTTGTAATAAACCTTGAACATTCTCAAAAACTACTACCTTTGGCTTTAGTTCTTTAGCGAGGTCGATTGAGTAGAAAGCCAAATCGTCAAGCCTTTGCGCCTTCTGACCTTCTCGGAATACTTTTTCCTTTCCCCAAGCCTTTTGGCGGTCACCTGCAATACTGAATACCGAACAAGGGAAACTAGCATCCAATATATCCAAATTATGAAGCTCTTCTTTCATAATATGCCCCCCCATATTGATATTGGTAATCAACTCACGAATATCACAATTGAAAGCGTACTTGACATCGTGATTTTTCAAGTACATCTTCATAACCTTTGGGTCTATCTCATTACAGGCTACAACATCGTAGCCAGCTAGTTTGTAGCCAAAGGAACTTCCACCTCCACAACAAAAGCAAGACATCACCTTACCTTTGTCTTTTGTGAAATTAGCATCTTTTTTAGTCCATCTATAAGGGAACTTGTGCTCGTTTTTATACATTTATCTACCATAAAAAACAATCGTTAATAAAAACCGATGTATAAAAATAACCACAAGTAATATGGTTGTAAAAAAGGGACTCTAACCCTTGAATTTAGATTCTATTTTCTTCGGCAATGCGTCTTAAATAATCATCCGCTGCGTTATCGTCTATTTTCGACTTAAGAGACATTCCTGTGTTATATCCTATCATTAAGGACACATTCTTGCTCTTTTTCTTGTTCTTTCCATATCGCCAGCCAAAGACCTTTCCTAGCCAAGCTATACCGACAATACTATCTGATACAACTATTGTCGGAAACAAAACATATACTTTATATATCATCGCTATCTAATTGAGAGTTAAAAATATATCTATTCTGATTCAACCAAAGCTCAACGTAGTCAGCTTTGATTTTCAGAAATTCTTCGTATGTGTAGCATTTCTGCTGCTTACCACCTTTGTTCCAATAATAGGCAACTCCTCCCAAAGAAAAGAAGTCTATCAAGTCCATTTCCTTTCGCTCCGGTTCTTCACGCTTTTTCTTTTGCCTATATCTACTTACAGCAAGCAATATGAGACAAACGCAAAGCAACATGGAAACCAGTATCTCGAATATCAACCTTACGTCTTGCATCTTATTTTAAACACAAAAACACGAAACTACCGATTGCAAAGTCAAAGGAATAGTGACTCGGACTGCCTTTCGGTATAGTCCATCGGGTTTCGTGTCTCTAATATCTTATCAATTTCTTAAATCGCCATTTTATCCTTTTTTGTTCTGCGCTTGCAAAGATAAATAATATCTCGCTAACTTGCAAATGTTTTAGTGCTTTTAATGCTTTATTTGCATTATTTTAAACTTATCCTTTTTTGAAGTTCATTCCAAACTCTTCTTCCGTTACCTCATACATTACATCACCACATGCTACTCTTTGCTTGTCTTTTGCCATCAGTAATAAATTTCTATAAGGTATCTCTTTCACGACTTCTTGGTAAGATAAGTGCAGACTATCCATAAAAGATGCAATCTGCCCTAAGAGTGTATCGTTACCTATGGTCGTGGTTTTGCTATCATCCTTGCCGCACTCTTCGCCAAAATTGATAGCGTCTGAAAATCCTTTATAGAGATTAAGGAATAAGCCGTTTGTAAGCCATTGACAACCTCTTCAAACGTTCCTTTAGATAATTCATCACTAATGGATTCATCGCCTTGTATGAATATGGACAACGCCTTACAAGCATCATACAAATTCTTAAGCATGCCTAAGACTTCCGCTAAGGTCTTGCCCTCTTCAAAACTATTAAGGTATTTAGCCGCCTTGACCAATTTTATAATTGTAGGTGGTGAAATACAATAAGTCTTTCCATTCACCATTATTGTTACGGAGTCCTCTCCAAGAATTGCATCCGCAACTAATTTACTTGCCTTACTCATGGTTCTGAATATTAAAAAAGGGGAACGGCTTTAACACCATCCCCCTCTATCATTTGTTGCCTATGTCTTCTTATCCCTGTTCCACAACCGCAGAACCTTCCCATTGGTACTCGCCAGCCACACCATCGGTCTCACTTTCCATAGCAACGGCAGTAATACCCAAAGTGATATTCTTGTCCTGCTGGTCTCCCTTGGCTACGATAGCCGCATTTGAGAAAACGATGTAGTTTCCTGTTTTGGTCTGAGCAACAATACACTTGTTAATGTTTGCCAAATCTTGGCTAGAAGACCAACCTACTGCGTCTGTCTCCGTTGTGGTCTCTGCGCCTGTTGCATCATACATCTTGCCACCCTGCAAGTCTACCTTATTCTTCCATGAAAAGACACCAATAGAGAATGTAATTGTCTTAGCACCCTCATCGGTCTTGTCACGATAGTAAACCTGTCCGTTCAGTTCGTTCTTGTACTCGGTAACACTAGGGTCATCCTGAGAATATCCCCATGTTCCCTCATGGCTGTTCTTAACCTCTGTAGCGGTTTTCAACCATGCAGCCAACTTGGCAGGTGTATTTGCCTCGGTAAGAGGAGCACCATACCAAATTCTCTTGATTCCAATAAATGGTTTCATCTTATGTTACGTTTAATGTTTCAAAATCAATAGTAATGTTTGCGTAATGGCAACTCAACCTACTCTCTTGCTCTATGCCGTGGGAGCGGATAGAATAACGATACCATACATCCTCAAATTTTCCGACCTCATTGTCGGACAGGGTTTGAATAGCCTTCTTTAAAAGCTCGTTCAATTGAGGATTAGCCTCGCCCTCTATATCTTTGAGCAATATGTTTACCTCTATAGTACAATCGTTGAAATATGTCTTGTCTGCACTCATGCGCTTAGGAATGATTACTATCATGCCTTCATCAGGAATCTTCTCACCGACCATAGGTCTTTCCCCTTCAAGTCCACCCTTTGTCAGATGTCCTTTCAGTCTTCGTTCCAATCCCATAAGTTCCAAGTCATCATAGATTACATGACCAGCATCTATTTCTGTTATCATCGCATATCTTCGATTTCTTTCTTGATATACTGAATACCCGAATCTATAACATCATACCCCCTAGAGGAAACATCAGACGCATATTCCGCTTTATTGCCAATGGTCAAGGTGTGGTCATGTACATTACTATAGTTAGACCTTCTGAGATTACCTGTGCGGTTTCGGTAGTTTCCGTTAGCCTTATCAAGCTCAACAGCAGTTTTTCCTAACCTATCAAGAAATTCATCTACTTCCCTTTCTCCCTGTGCAAAGAAAGCGTCTATCTCATCCTTTATAACATCAGACATAGATACTCATATAACCAAGATAATTGCACTTAGGGGCATTATAGACCTTTCCACCTCCTCGGTAGCTTCCATCATCGGAATAGACCTTGACTTCATCACCTTCGGAAATCTGGCACTTGTCACAAACAATATGATATTTCGGTGTATATATGCTACCATTCTCGGTAGTGAAATGCTCGGTAGAGTTGTCATCGCACCGACAACGCCCCATTTCTTTCCATTCCTCAGAAGAGCCAATGACCTCGTTGTACTTGTTGACAACCTTATTCACGAACTTCTTCTTTAATATATGAGGGGAATATAACATAACCTAGACATTTACCAAATATCAGACTTATCCGTGATAGTGGAAAGCCCTAAAGCTGCCACCACTTCATTATCCGGAGCAACACCATATTTTCGGCAAAGCCACATATAGTATTGTCCTATCCTAGAGTAGTCCCAAGAGACAGAGAATCCATTTTCATTCACATTGCTCATATATGGGGCAAGCATAAGTTCCTCGATTACGGAAATCATCGCCTTGCCTACAACCTGGGAATTATCAGACGTATATTCTTCGTCAAGGTCTATACCTGACGATATATCTTCCAATTGGGCATCGGTAATGTTCCAAGCACGCAACTTCTGCGAAATGTATTCTCTTATCTTCATGTGACATCCTTATTTCTGAGCCTGACTCATAGCCTCAGCGATTTTCTTTGCAGCCTCCTGCTCGCTCTTAGTCTTTTCGTCAAGTTCTTCTTCTACATTCTCCTTTTGGGAATTCTCTTCGGTTGACTCGGCAGCATCCTTTTTTGAGGTTTTCTCCTTTTTAGGCTTGCTCTCCTTCTTCTCCTTCAAGACTTCCTTCTTAGGTGTCTCTTCTGACTTCTTTTCTTCTTCCTTTACAGGATTTTCTTTTCCATCATTCAAGACTTCCTTTTTAGGAGTATCTTTAATTTCCTTATCGTCTTTTAGAGGTGCAGAATGGTTATCATCCTGCACCTCCAACATCTTGCAAAGCTTACGTTCGATAAGGGAGTTCATGCGTTCTTCGTCAAAGTCCAAGATTGCACCAACTTCATAGATGGTGTTAAAATGGAACTTATCACGGAACGGACTAATTACCTCACCTCTCATAAGCCTAACCTACCGCTTGTGTTGAGTCCAAAGAGTAGATGGCATCAACGTTATTCAAGATAGGAACAACCATTGCTTGTGAGCTAGTGAACTCACGGAGTGGGTCGTTAGTAGAATAACGGCTAGCCAAGATATACTCATCGGCTGACTGATAAGTAACACCTGCAACTGGTCTTGTAGCTTCGGCTACGTTAGTCCAGAACAAATCACCAAGGTTATCATAGCATGTAAAGGTCATGTGACCCTTAGCCCAAGGGTTGTGTGTTCCCTTCTTGCCGTTAATCTCGGTCTTGATAGTACGGGCTACACGTACCAAGTTGGTCTGCCACTTATTTTTAAAGATAGACGCAATCTGCTCAAAGCTCAAAATAGGAATATTGCTATCACTATCAATTGCAATGCCTTGATTGAAGGCAAACTGAGCACGAACCTGCTTGTTCTTGCCAAGCAACTTAATTGTGTAATCATCAAGATAACAAGTAGTGATGGTATTTTGGTCTTCCATCGCCTTGTCGTAAACCAATTGGATGTCATCAAGAGGAGTTGCATCCTCTGCGTCCCAAGCCTTAACACCATGGCCAAACTTATTCTTCTCGGCAAAACCTACATCAACTCGGACACCAGTACCACCGGAACGAGTTGCCAAAGCTACACCTGTTGACAGTTCACTGAGGAACATATCTTCAATACGCTCGTAAACCGCCTGAATACAACGAGGAAGGTCTGCAAACAAGTTACGCAAAATCTGTGGCTGAGGCAAACGTTGCGCAATCATGTTATCCAAATCCTTAAGCTGCTTCTCTGACATGTAAAGCTTCATACCAACCTTTGGGATTTGACCCTCAGCGGTTGAAACCTTATCACGGCTCTTCAATGGAAGTTCCGCATCCATTGATACAACATCAGCAGCAACTCGTGTGTATTCCGCAGTAATTGATGCCCAGCGTCCGTCCTGACTATATGTGTTAGTCAAGTGGTCTCGGTACATATAGGTCAATGCAGTCTGATTCTTGCCGTTCAACTTCTCTACTACACTTGCAACAAGTTGTGGGAAGTATTTATTGACCAACTGAAAATAAAGTGATTTTTCCATCTGTTATCCTCCTTCTTTTAGTCTTTGTCCATTGTTGCATCAGACTCATCGAACTTGTTTGCATCCTCATCGCTAACCAAAGCAATCTTTGGCATAGCTGTAAGGAACGCATCCGGATAGTCTGCACCATTTGCAGCCTTAGCTGCTACCTTGTTAACTTGTCCAGCAGTCATAATTGCCGCTGGCTCACCGTTCAGAATGGAACGATAGAGAACACCCGCATACTTGTAATGCTCCAATTGGTCACTGGCAGTACCCAAATCCTTATAGTTGCCTGTTTCAATAGGCAATGGCTTGTAAGTTCCCTTACCATCTGTCACGATAACACGACCTGCGTAAAGAACTTCATCTTTTACGCCTGTCCAATCCAAAGCACGACCGCCCTTGATGTCGCCTTCCCATTTCTGGATAATGACGGAATCCTCACCAAAGACAATTTGCTTTTTTGTAGTCTTCAATTCCTGATTCATGTTTTTCAATTTTTAAAGTGACTGAACTAATGTTGCGGCTACATTGTCAACGTCCTCCTTTGTTGGCTCGCCCTCGCTAGCACGATAGCTGCCCCCGAATTGTGGTTGTTGCAACGCCTTGTAGTTGTTCGCTACCTTGGAGAGGTATGTTTCGATAGCTTCATCTGTAGCATCATCGCTCAAGGTGAAACCCTCGTTGATACGACTTTCGGGAATGCCCAACTCCTTAGCCTTTGATAAAATCTTCGCATCGTGGTCTGCCTTTGCCTTTGCTTTCGCAGCAGCCTCTTCCTTAGCCTTAGCCTCCTCAGCTTGCTTTTGGATAGTTTCTTGCAATTCCTTAATGGTCTTGCTTTGCGCCTCCATCTGTTCGTTGTAAGTCTTGGCTTGGTCTGTGTTCTTCTGAGTCAAGGTCTCAACGAGTTTCTTGAACTCTTCACGTTCCTTGGTTCTTGCTTCATCTGAAGCTTTCTTCTCTGCTGCTTGCTCTTCAAAGTATTTTTTGAGATAATCCGGCATTTCGTTTTTCTTTGCCAATTCCTCCAAGCGTTTCTTTTCGGCTTCTTCAGCGGCTTTCTTGGCTTCTTCGTCAGCTTTCTTCTTGGCTTCTTCTTCAGCAGCCTTGCGTTCAGCATCTTCTTTAGCCTTCTGTGCCTCCTCGAACTTTTTCTTGGCATCGGTAACTCTGCGGTCATTGTCCTTTTGCAAGGACTCCAAAAAACTCTTTTGACTAGCAACCACTGTCTCGATGTTGTCATCAGTAACAAGCCCCATCTTATCAAGCATTTCGGCATGTGCCTGAAGAACTTCATCACCTAACCCAAGAGACTTATACTCTTGTTTTAGTAACTGGAAAATTTTATCTTTCATTCTTTCGATATATTTGTTAAAACTAGTGCAAAGATAATACGAAAAGAATAATAAATGCACTAAACCATTTGCAAGTATCTCACTTTTAAGCAAAAGTGAGTAATAACGGCATTTCTAAGCGATTTAAGGCTATTTCATCACATAAACGAACAATTAATAGCTACGCAAAATAGAACTCCTTATATAACAAAAAAACGCCAAATATCCTCACGGACATCTGACGCTTGTCGAATAAAAAGAACCTAAACATTAATCTTCTAAAAGTTTATTACATTTCTCATATAACCCAAATGATTCAAATTAGAATAGAACCGTCCATCACGCTCTATGAATTTACCGGACTTCACAATCTCACCATTATGCAACATTGCAAACTTAGAACCATGAGCTGTCCATTTGTTCATTTCTTTCATATGTTCATCAGAACCCCAACCATATTTCTTGATAGTAGGATAAATGAAACGTTCAAAACAAATTTGACTATCTGTTTTATCATGCTCGGAGCAAATCGGGAGCACTCCATTATGTGCGAACCAATAACCTGCCTTGTAGAATGGATGGCAATTCTTGACACAGACAGAACCATGAGTAGCAAATCTGAAATGTATGATTACATTCTCATTTATATCTCGCTTCATCAATCTACGGATAAATGTAGAGAAATGCAAACTCTTGTAATGGTCAGACTCGCTCACAAAACCGCAACCATCTGGATTTCTCATATACGCCGCCTTTAGCTCATCTACAGATGGCAAAGCAACACCTTTCGGACATACAATAATAACACACATATCTTTACCCTTTCTTTTTCTTAATAATACTTTGATTTCTTTGTGTCCTAGGGCTTTTACCCTAGGACTACATTAATTAATCGTTATTGGTTGCAAATGCATCCTTACGACTCTGGAAGAAAGCCTTCTCTTCTTTATTCAAGAAAGGTATATCTTCGATATTCATAACCTCACTAGTGAAGACATTGTTGCGAGACCAACCGACAAGCTTTGCGCAGAACTTCACCCACATTTCTATCTTCTTGAAATTGGTAGAACCTTGATGTTGGCGAAACTCGATTGTCCTGTGACGTGTATAGCTCTCTGCATTGACCTTATAATATCTATCTCCATGAAAGACATCGAATCTAATATCTTGATTGCTGTGACAATTAGTGAAATCCTTGTCAAGCAAGCTGGCTGCCCAACGGCAATTACCTCTTCTTGAAGGAGCCATGAAACTATCAATCAATCTTTCAAGTTTCTGATAATTCTTGAAGACGTTAACATACTGCTCACCTGTCAACTTTGCTGCACCAATATGAACGTGAAGACCACAAGTAGAATTTACTCTTGCACCTACGGCATCCAAAGACTTGATAGCCTTCTTTAAGGTTGCCATACCATTTGTATTGCCATTCAATACCGGACTTACAACCTCGTTAGGGTCTATATCACCACCAACTGAAGAATCACTAACAATCTTGAAATAACTCTTGTTGTCGGTGTGGTTATAGCCCTCAGAATGAATATCAACACCATTCTGACGACCTGACTCTATCAAGGCATTGCGCTCGGCATGAACACATTCTATCTCAACACCGAATGTATAAACGAATCTCGTTGAAGTTGAACCGTTTGGCACACAAACCTTCAACATATCGGAGATTTCTTTCTCACGAAGACCGCAAGCCTTCAATGCAACAATCTTTTCGTTGCGAGGCATCTTTGACTTCTTGATTTCGTCAATAGTCTCGATTAATGACTTCTTTGAACTTGCAAATGAAAAACCAGTCTGCTTAGACATAATCAATTGTGCTAGTTGTTTCGGGTCTTACCCCTTGGTGTCGCTCTCACCTTATTGAGTGAAACTTGTCACTCGGCAAATCAACCAACTTATCTTGATTGACGATGCAAAGATACGAATAAGTTTTGAAACATGCAAGTTATTTAATGTTTTTCTTTCGTATTTTAACCTTTCCTAACTGATATATGAGTCTTGTTAACATTTCAGCTTTTATTTTACCTTATTATATATAAAAAGGCTTCGATGTTCACACACCAAAGCCTAAAAAACTTTACTAACTAATTACCAATTTTTATCGACTATCTTTTTAAATCATCACCAATATCTTCTTCTACTCCCAAATCCGGTAGTCTGTCATACGCTTTTTGGTCATCACCTCCTTCAGACTTAACACCTAGTAGGTAACCATTCCGAAAAGCATAATATACCAGCTTTTCCATATCTTTAGCCGTTGCGTTATCTGTCAAATGCAGCGTGGCGTACAATCCCATCAAGAACTTCCGTACATCTTTTGGATATATCTTGTTGTTCTTTTCTAAAGCGACTGCCATTCTTAACGGACTTTTCATATTCTTCAATTTTTCGTTAAACCATCAAATGAAGCACAATAGAGAGCCATTCCGCTTGTTCCCCTAGTTCATAGACTTATTCACAACTTTATTCGTCTCATCTGCATCCTACGTTTGCCCATTGACAGATGTCCGAGATTCCAACAAAACAAACATCACGGCTCTCTTCTTGTGTATCATTGTGCCAACGGAAGGATTCGAACCTTCGACCCTAGGATTAAAAATCCTATGCTCTGCCACTGAGCTACGAAAGCGTAAAGGAATGATTGGATTCGCACCAACGCCCCCTTAGTTACCAAGCCAAGTGCTCTACTACTGAGCTACATTCCTCGTATTATGACAAAAGTTCTCGTGGTGCAAGGGAGATTTGAACTCACCGAACCCACAATGGGAATAGATTTACAGTCTATCTTCTTTAACCGCTTGAATATCGCACCTTTTGTGGAACATATACCAATTCCACCTTGTTGCCCCAAGCGGATTCGAACCACTAATGACAGAACCAAAAACTGTAGTGTTGCCATTACACCATAGGGCAATTTTGTATGTACTGCATAAAGGATTCGAACCTTTGAATACCAGCGTGAAAAGCTGGCGACTTAACCACTTGTCTAATGCAGCAACTAGGGTCTCTCACCCTAATAAGAGTTGCTTGTTATAGTCTAGCTGGACTGGGTAATGTGGAAACCATGCCGTAAACTCCTAAGTCTTGACTTATGGTAGAAGCGACCTCTCAGAAGGCCATCTGTTTCAAACACGATGCAAAGATAAGCATTTTTTCTTATACTTGCAAGTGTTTTAGTGTTTATTTATATTCTTTTGATGAATTTTACATCACTTACCCTTGTAGAGAATGCCACAAAGAGTTTCTACAAGTTTTTTTGCGTCATCACCTTTGATTTCGATAACATTTGAAATTCCATCAGGAGCATCATCGCCTTTCTGTTCCTTATCCAAACGCTTACGGAGAGCCAAATCTGGATTCTCAACCAAGATAGAGTCTAAAGCATAATTGCAAATGCGGCTTGCAAGTTCCTCGTTACCATTCGCATCACGCACAAACTCATTCTTGCCTTCAAGAATATCCATAATCTCGTTGTACTCTTCAGCATTCTCACAATTACGTGAAAGCATACCAATTACCTTGTAGCGGTCAATCTCAAAGCTGACCTTTAATTTGTCTTTATTCATTCTTTCTATCTTTTAAATAATTAAACATTATACCAAAAACCCCTTTCATAATAAAGTCCTCCCTTTACCTCATACCGGATAGCATCTGACTCTTTGCAAAGCTGACGGATTCGTATATACAAACGTTTGTCCAACTCTTCCTCAAACAAAAGAGACAATTCCTTCCAATTGTCAACAACAGGAGCAAACCAAGGATATTGCTTCTTTACAACTTGTAGCTCATCCAAGGTTACGTGTCCGTATTCTACCATATCATAGCATCTACGGAAGTCACGATTGTCTTTAGGAATATCCAAATCTTTCTTTCGTTTTACCCCCATCAATGCACTCCACATAGTCATTGAAGAGACACCTGTATCACAAGTGGCTATCCACTCTATCATTCTTTGCTTGTTCATCTTCTTTTATATTAATCACGCAAAGTCGCTTTATTAACTCTTCACATGCTTCTTTAGTTAAGATACATTTCTTGGAATCTTTAATGTCAGTAACCTCTTCACGAATAGCAGCATTCCTGTCGTACACTTCTTGTAGTTTTTTCTGAAACTCAATTACGTCTTCGTTGGTAAGTTTACCTTTCTTCTCAACAATCTTGTTTGTTATATTCTTATAAACACATTCGAGTTCAGTACATAAACGTGCTTCTAACTTCATCATTATTGCGTGTACAAAAGTATCATAAATTCTTTCCATCTTGTATTTCCTCCAAAAGTCTTTTGATTACCTCGTTATCTTTATTCTCAATGCGAGCCTTTAAGATACTCTTGAAAGCGGCATCCATTGCCTTGTATCTACTGGAATATTCCTTACCATCCGTATGACACAAGCCTTCCTCTACACACCATGATGTAGTTTGCCAACAGAACTTACCTTTCGAAATGTTTGCAACACAAATGCAGTAACCGAAATGCTCTAAAAGCCAATCTAACACCATATCATAGCTTGGAGCGGATATTGCCGGATGCTTACTATTCAACTTTAAGGCAGCAGAAAACTCAATATTGGATTTCTCCCACTCGGAATTTGAATAAGCGATATAACTGCCGTAATGCTCATTATATTTTCCACCCTTACGAATACCACCCTTTGCTGTCCAAGGACTAGCATAAGCCCAAAATTCGGCTATCTTCTCATCGTAGCCAACCTCCTTCAGAAGCTTGGCTATCTCAAAAGGAACTACCTTTGGTTTTATCGTCTGCTTATTTGCCATTTTCCACCCTTTTTAAACTGAACCCGAATCAGACTTATCTAATTCATCAATTGCCTGTCTAAGCAAAGGAAGAACCTTATTCAAGTCTTCGAAATCCGGTACGACTTCATTCACTCGCAAGATTGCTAGACCTAGCAAACTCTTAATCTTTCTTCTGTCCATTGATCTCGGCTTGTTTCTCTAAGTCTTTTAAATCTACCTTCTCAAATCGAGGAACTAGCTTACCATCTACCTCAACATTACCAAAGAACATTTCCTTTGGTCGCACCCAAACTTCATGCTGTCCGCACACTGCTTGATACGCAACCTTTACCTCAGAAGTCTCGCTATCAGTAACCTCTCCAAGATACTCATAGAAATTACCCTTGTAGTGGCGGTAAATCGGCTTACAGAATCCACCATGCAGCCAATCGGCTTTGTCCTTGATTTCCACGTACTCCCTTACCGCATCACACTTGCTAGACTTACTCAATTCTTCTACCCAATCAAAGAAAGCTTGCTTGTCCTTGACCTCTTCACTTGATACCATAAAGAGATAAGTGCAAAGAAGCATCTTACCAGCATCGGTATCATATTTCTTATTCACCTCTTCAGCTAATTGCATCATAGGTGTATCTAAACGATAATTCCAACTCATAATCTATCCTTTCTTACTTTTAAGATTTGCCAAATCCTCTTTCAAACGTAGATGGAAATTATCTTCTCCATCATCACCGGAAAGAAGCCAGTCTATTCTTTGGGCATAAACCTGAGCCTTCTTCAGAAGCTCAATACCCTTCTTGAATTCCTTGATAGTCTCTTTAGATAAGCCATATCTGTTAGGCATCGTATGATGATGCTTTCTAACATACTTGTCTTCTTCCTCCTCTAGCCATCGGTCTTCGAGAAAGCATCTTTCATCTTCCTCATCCAATGGATGACCATCAACATAATCTTCTATCTTTGTGTATATGTCAGCAATCCTATACTGAGCATAATCAAAACGTCCACCACTCATAGTCTTTCAACTTCAAAAATTTGAACTTACTTCAACGCACTCAACCTTGCTTCTAGCTGTTGAATGATATTGTCTATTGTCTTTCCCCTATAGTCAATAGCAATGTCCTCCAAGACTTCAATCTGAGCTGCAATTTTAATTCTATCTCTTACTACTGTCATAATCAATCTTGTTTATCATGATGCGGTGCTTGCAAAGTTGTAATGAACAACATAAACATAACCGCCATACATTTTTCCAATAGTTACTTCAACGTAATCAAAGATGATGTCGCCATCCATCTTGTAAGAAACCAAAGGCCCAGTAGGGAATGCGTTGTGCTCTGTATAGTAACGATACACTTCTTGTGATAGTAACTGCTTGAATACATCAACCTCACCATCCTTTGAAAAAACACCTTTAAACTCATCTTCATTGTCGATTGCAACAACTACTCCAAGTTCTTTTCTTACACATACACCTTCGTTTGTACCACTTTGCTCATTATACAAGACTGGTAATGTGTAAACACCTCTTGATTCTTCCATATGCTTATTCTTAGTTTTGTATTTTGTTTTCATCCTTCAAGTTGCTTGCATTGAGCTAAGTCTATCGCATACGCCCAACGCTTCGGAACAAAAGACTTCGTAGGTATGAACCTATCCACACGCTCAATACATACATTTTGCGTCTGGTAAATCAATACGTCAGAGCCTTTTTCCAGCAACTCTACTAGAATTGTATGGTCTAGCATCGGGAACTTATCAATATCATGCCAGACTTCACCGCCTTCAATGAAGGAAGGTTTAATATGATTAATCTTTTTTGCCATCACTTACCACATATAAAAGGGTTTGACTTATATTCGTTAGTTATGGTCTCGCAGCTACCAAAGCACCACAAATCCCTGGATTGCTCCTTGTGTAACCTTGATGACTTTATATAATAGCCATTGTTGACATCATAATGCTTACGTACCATGATATTGTCGTTTACCACTCCGACCTCATCATCAGTAATTACATAGAACAAACGCCCATCGCTAAATGCTTTCAAGCCTTTGTACACTCCGTTAGAGACAACCATCTTTTCATAGCCGTTCGTCTCCCAGTTGGCATAATCCCAGATGGTTTCCAAATCATCATCATTCAGAAGATTATTATCAATAATAACCTTGCCGATAACCTTGAATTTGCCATCTTGCATCATTGCCTCAACGACAAATTCATCGGCAGCGTTGAAATCGCTAATCTCTATGGGTCTCATAATACTTGTGCTTAATATTCTCGTAAATCACTCTCTTTGCAGCCTTTGCTCTTCTGTTATTATCAGAAAAAACATCATCATACAAAGACATATCTTCACTCTCAAAAGCCACATGCTCCCCTTTGTAGCAAGCATCAAAGCGGCATCCTTTTTCGGACTTAGCCGCAGTAAACTTTATCTTACCAAACTTAATCTGCATAAGCCCTATCCAAGAAAATAAATTAATGATACTATTTCAAGAGCAAATAAAAACGCTAACGCATTCTCAATTGTGAATACCTTTTTCATTGTTTCAATACAGTTTTACGTGTGTCTCACGCTCTAAATTTATATTGTAAGGGGATTTTATATCCCCTTTGTTATTCTTACTTTAAAACTCGATAAGTTTCGTCGAAATCGTGAAAACTCTTCAAGTAACCTTTCTCAGTCAAAGAGTTTAAAATTTCTTTCAACTCATCCTTGGTATTATCCAAATCGAAATCATACAACTCAGCAAATGTAAAGTACTTGTTACCACCAATTACATCAGCCATCACTTCGATGTTGCCATAAACCATTGTCTCTTTCTTACTCAATCTAGTATTCATAACGAATCACAGTTTTTACGGTGTGTCTCACCTTTTTAATTAGTAACCTTGTTTCTTAATTACATTGCAAAGATACAAAGAATTATCGAAATATGCAAATTATTTAATGTATTTCTTTTATATTTTAACGCTTATTATATATGTGGGCACGAAATTAACTTTCTGTAGCAGAAAAAGCCAAAGAATCCACCATTTCGTTATACATATTACCTCTATGAGCCTTAACCCAATGGTATCTTATCACCTTGCCTTTCGCTACCTTATTATATATAGGCTGTAAGTCTCCTAACTTGCAAGCCTGTATTCTCTCTATAGCCACTTGGCAATCCACATATACATCAACAGAACACAAAGGAGGGCAATCACCCAATGCTTGAATGACCGCCCTTATTTCGGCTCTCACCGAATCGTTCACTTTGGCTGTGATAAATGTATATTTCCCACTATTGATAATCGCTCCCTTATGAAGCACAAGCCAACCGCAACCACACTTGTTGTTCTTACTAGAGCCATCAGCATACACTTCATAGCGCACACCTTTAGCCTCATCAACAATCATCTGAGCAACAACCTCCAAAGCGTCATTGCTCATCACCTTGGCTATTTGCTTGGCTTTCTTCTTCATAAGCGATTAAATCAAACCTCGTTCCTTGAACTCATTCATCAATGGTGTTGCCAAGACCTCAATATCTGGATGAGGCTTTCCGGTCGTACCAAGGCTTCTCAGCTCGAAGAAATGCTTCCAATCGCTCACAAATGCGGTATGAATCAACTCCGTGTTGGTATCAAGAGGAAGTATTGTTCTCGCATCCTGTGGCTTAAGACCATCATCCTTGACCAAAGACAAATACATCATTTCGCATACTCTATTTGCAAACCACCATTTTTCTACCGGACTCCAATGTTCATAACTACCGATGTTCTTTGATAGGTCAACAAATGTTCCACCATCAAAAGACAATGGATTAACCGCATCATTTTCGCTAACCCACTTTGGCTTGTTGATAGCAATCTCGCCTCCGAACTTATCTTTACTATAGTTGCAATATCGGGTGCTTTGTTCCGCTACGGAATCTACACGATGTCTGTTAGCCTCTCTACTTACCGCAATCTGAGTAGTAAAACGGACTGTTATTCGCTTCTCATGCCATTCCGTAGGCTCGCAAATATAGTCCAAATCCTCAAACCAGTTATTTTCAACTATCACTCTGTAGTTGGTTGTGATATAGTAGTCACTGCCAATCTGCATCACCTTTGAATATTTGTTCTCACGATAGTGCTTGACCAATAAAGACTCCGGTACAAAAAATCCTTCTTCATAGGCAACATGGAGGTAAATCGTTCCATGCTCACACATGGCAAGATGATTACTGCTTACCATACGCTCAACGAAAGGCTTTGCGCTTTCTTTATCAATCTTCATACTTGACGCATAACATGTACGACCGCACAACTCTATCTGTTTATAAACTCCATCCATGCCCTCACCTTGGGATAGGATTTCATATCTCGGTTCTAATATCTTCATGTCCTTATAAGTTTTGAAATTCGACCACAAAGATAACTATTATTTTCCACTCTACCAAAAATTAACACTCAGTTTAACAACACTTATCTATATTGTGAAAAACAAAAACTTTCACCCCCAAAAAGAGGAGAGTGCATCACGCATTCCCCTCTTACTTTAACATGGCACAAATTAAGTTTACAATCTACTCATCTTATCTTTCAATTCGTGTATATCATTGAATGCTTGCAACATAGGCTTATGCCAACGCTCTTGTCGCTCATCAATCGACTGCAAGTACATTAAGCTTTGTGCAAGGATAGTCCTACCCTCATCAACAGCTAACCAAATGTTACCTACATTACCCATTATAGTATTCACGCTAGCTGTTAGTAAGCTACTCTCTGCGCCACCATCACGAGCCGCAATAGCATCCAACTTGGTATTTATGAGCTTTGTTTCCTCATACGTTCCCTCTGTTGCAATTTGTACCGCAGTGAAACGACCATTCAACTCTTCTCCAGTATCTTGGCTCATTGATTCAAAAGAACCGGAAGAAGCGGACTGCTCGTAAGATTGCTTATAGCCCGTTATTTCGGCTACTTCATCTCTAATCTTCAGTCCTTCTTGAACCATTTCATCATACTTTCCCTTCAAGGCAGTTATATCTGTCTTTGACAATTTACCACCATTTGCCTCAGCTCGTTCCGCCCATTCGTCATAGAATGCTTGCATATCATTTTCCAACAAATCATCCACCTTAGCTTTCAGAACGGCTTGCATAAGCATCTTGGAGAAATTATCAGAGAAGTCTTGAGCAGAGGAATTCATATCCATCAAAGTATCTATAAACTCGCTCTTCAAACTATCAAAAGATATTTGCGTCAAGCTTTCTGCAAGGTCATCAGCAATTTCCTCTAATGTTCCAGCCTCAGCCGCATAGTCTTTCAACTTTTCAAGAACTCTACCTCCATAGCCACCCTTACCTGTATTCTTGATAGCCTCAACCATATCTGGATTCTGCAAAATGGCAGCTGCTTCATCAGCAGATTGCAAGTCGTTAAGATTACCATTCCATTGTCTGCCTATTGCATCGGACACCTTTTTGATTTGCTCTTGCGAAAATCCTCGGAAATAAGCGTTAAAACTGTGATGAGAGCCATGATAACCCATTTGCGCCTCCATGATACTCTTTAAATTTTCTTCTTTCTCCTTTTGGAGGTTTTCGGCTTTTTTAGCATCCTCTACGGCTTTAATACCACTATTCTTGTCTATAGAGTCTCGTAACTTGTCTATAGCATCCGTCAAGATTTCATTTCTATCCGTCAATTTATCTATAGTCCGGTTTACTTCTTTTGCGTTTCCACTAACTCCAAACAAACTATTGAAGCCACCAAACGATATTGTATTGAGAATATTGCCAATACCGCTTACCAAAGACCCTCCTATCTGTGTGATAAAATCACCACTTAGGATATTCTTCAATATACCATTGACCGCATTCAGAACTGTATCAATCAAGCTGCTAATCAATGTTCCGATACCATCCTTCAAAACATCAAGTATCTTCAAAATGGCAGCAACAATTTGGCCTATAAGTCCGGCTTTTGACAATCCTTCACTTAGCGCATCACCAGCTTTCTTGCCAGCGTCTGCGGCTGCGTCTGCGGCTTCCTTGCCCATATCCTTCAGACCATCAGCCGCTTTCTTAGCCTCATCCAAAGCTTTCAATCCGTCAATTCCACCTTTAAGTTGGTCGAAACTATCCCAAAGAGATGCCAAATCGGATAGTCCGGAAGTTGAAAGGAACTCATGGATAGCGGAAATCGGTTGCGTTACATTCTGTGTGGTTTGTGCCAACTTCTGACCACTTGAACGAACCTTTGTGTTAGCCGTAACTATCTTCTTGCCGGACTCCGCTAACTGACCTTGAACTTTATTCAAATCATTTTGCAATCTAGCTTGCTCTGCGACATTGCCCGATTTTTTCGCATTCGCTATCTGATTTTGCAAATCCTTAATTCGAGGTATAAGCTCGGTTTCCGTTTCCGTATATTCCTCTTGTGCAATTTTCGCATTCTTCAGAGCCTCCTGATAAGCTACAACGTCCCTTGCAAGGTCTTTCCAACCCAAATCACTTGTATTACCAATCGAATTACGGATATTCTGCATAGCATCAACGATACTCTTCTGCTGGTCTGCACCCAAATTTTGGAACTTATCCGTACCTACGAACTTATCCAGATCTGCTAATAAAGGAACAAGCGCATCCTTCATAATGCCACCAACATTTCCGAAGACTTGATACCAGTCTATTTTCTGCATAATAGCACTAGCCTCTACCGAATCCGTCTCTTTCTTCTGCTCTTCTTTCAAAGACTTTATCTTCCATTGCTTGCTTGAGTCCGAATCCGTAGAGTTTTCAACCTCGCTAATCCTCTTAGCATAATCGGCAGCAATAGCTAACTTCTGCTCCTGGAATGTACCATAAGTCTTCAGATAATCGTACATGCTTTGCGCTTCTTTAGCAAGCACATCCTCATTCTGCTTTACCGCCTTATCCCGAATTGCATTCATCTGATTAGCAACGCTCATGCCTATGGTCATCTCCATGCCATTAACCTTAACCGGATTACCCTTGCTATCCTTCATGGTTTCATTCAAAACCTCATTCTTATACTCTTCATCGGTTTTGCTCTGTTTCCACATATTAGCCTTACGACCCTTGCCAGAATTAACCCAAACAGCTTGGTCACGTTTTTTCCTAGCCTCAACCAATTTGTCTATACCATCTTCTACCGTCTTTCTCTCCTTGTCGGCATTCTCCGTTATCTGAGCCAATTCCTTGCTATAACCCTCATTCATCGCATTGATGCGGTTCTTGGTCATGTCTTGGATAGCTTTCTCCGAATAGGATGAAATAGACTTGGAATAGTCCTCCTCAGCCTTCTTGCGTTCATACGCTCTTGCTTGTGGGTCATCCGTTGTACCTGTTTTCTTTGGAGTAGTATGGGTTGTATTTGATTTTGTTGTTGTACTACTCTTTGGTGTACGTGATTGAATTATAGATTTCGCCATTGCGACATCCGTTTGGTTTTCCGTTCTTGACCTAAACTTACCTCCTGAACGTGTTACCAACTTATGCCCAGTTTTCTTTTCGTGATTTTCCTGTTGTAAAATATCCGCCTCTCTCCTTGAAATTAAATTTCGCAACTCCTTCGTTGTCATAGATTTCATCCAATTTGGAATTTCCGAATCATCATAATGAATTTTTAAATTCAACCCGTATTCTTTATTCCATAAATTGATAAGATTATCAGTTTGCTCTACCAATTCTTGGATTGATTGCTTGTTCTTGTTAACTATCCAACGAGCCTTTGCTTGGGAGTTATTCCAATCAACAGTTGCTGTGCTTCCTTTATATATTGCGTCCTCTGCCTTTTTGTAACTTTCATTCAAAGAGTTTATACTATCTATATGCTTTAATATCGAACTTCGCAAACTTGCCATCACGAAACTATTGTACCCCATCTTCTTACCCCATTCCTCAAAAGGAACTAACAAGTTGCGAAGAGCAGCATCGTATTCTTGTGCAGCATTAGCATATTCCAATGTTCCTTTCTTTGCGGAATCCATTTTCTGCCTTAAAGAGTCTATCTTAGTCAACACATCATCAGAAACAAGGGAATTAAACATCATCTGTACAGCTGATATGTCTTCTTTATCAATATGTTGTCCGAAATCAAGCCAACTACCACCTAGTGAATCAGAAAAATCCTTATCTAGGTTTTTCCTTGCTTCCTCATATTGAGAAGATATAGACATCAAAGCGTTAGCTTTTTCTCGTTCAGCATTTTCTAATTGTAAAGAAGCAATAAAAGCGTCATGCTTATTTTTCAACGTTTCCAAATTATCCTTTTCATTGTCGCATTTTATTCCATATTGTTCATATACCTCAATAAGTTCATCTTTTGCTTTTTTATGCGCATCAGTACTTTCATTTGTATTTCTTAACACATTCATCAATGTTTCAACCTTTTTACTGGTCAAACTTGTTGTTTCCCCAAAATGTGTTGTATCTGCCGATATTTCTTCAGTCTCGTCTCCAAACATAGAAAATACGGAATACAAAGTTGTTCCCAATGTTATCAATGCACCTATCGGATTAGCAGCCATTGCCGCCCACATACTTTTTAAAGCCTTTTCGCTACTTCTTACCGCACTTGAAAAAAGATTGACAACCGTAGTCGTATACTTTGTACCTGCTGCATAAAGCGCATTTTTGATAGTGGCTGTTGTTGTCGCCAATATTCCGGCTTTCTTGGCAGTGGTATTAGAAGTTTGAGAAATGGTATTTATATTATTTTGTATCGTAGCCTGTTGCTTACTTAAATTCTCCTTTGTTTGAGCAATCGTCTTACGTTCGCTTTCAATGGTCGAAATCTTTGTTTGAGCAGCATTCACTTGTTTTGTTGCCGTTTCCAAACGTTCTTTTGCTTCTAGCGCATTCACGGCATTACCCTCTGCATCAAAAGCCAAGTTTGCGCCACCAGCAGTTTCCTCAACCAATTTTTGAGCCTCAGCAAAGGCATCTTGGGCATCTTGTAAATCATTCAAAGCTGATGTATATTGTCTAGCCAACTCTACATCCCTATCATCAAGATTTGATATTTTCTCCGTAGTAGTCTTCAAATCATCTTTAAGAGACTCTATTTTTTGTTGACGAAGTTCCTCGGTCTTCCTCTTTTCTTCATCAAGTTCTATCTGGCTTTGTGCTGTTGCTTGTTGCTGAGCCTGCAAGAGTTCACGTTTCATCTCTAATTGAGAACGCATTTGTTCCGTAATAATGCCCTCTTGCTCTGCTGCATCTAATCTTGCCTTTACAAAGTCATCGGACACAGCGGTATCTCCAACAATACTTGCCAAGTCTTGTTGTTTGCTTACTCGCTCTTGCTTTTTGTCCTTACCCAGCGACTTGTAGTTTGAGTACTCTAGGTCTTGCAAACGCTTGATTTCAGCATCAATTCCCTTCATCATATCATCAGCTTGTTGCGCTTCCTCTGCTTTGCGAATAGAAGCAGCCGCCATTAATGATGCACGATAAGAACCAACAGCTATTGTAGCTACACCAATAACTTTTATTACCTCTTGCCAATTCTCTACCATAGCAGAAATAATTGACAATCCACTAGAGAACACGCCCTCGGATTTTTTGCCGATTTCGTTAAACGCTTGCTGGATAGAATCGCCAATGTTACTCCACTGACCCTCCAATGTCTTTGATTGTTGCTCCATCAAGCCTCCGAAACGACCGCCAGCTTGCGTCATATTAGCGATAGCCTCCTTGAAGATGTCTGATGTGACTTTTCCCTTAGAAACAGACTCTTGAACCTCAGTTGTGTTTTGGTGTAAGATTTTACCCAATTCTTCTGCTAATGGAACACCTCTACCCATGAACTGACGCAAATCCATTGTAAACATTCTTCCTTGCGAAACGGTCGTTCCGTAAAGATAAACAAGTTCTCCAAGCGGAATGTTCAAGCCCGAAGCAATGTCACCTAGCTGAACAAGAGTTTTATTAACATCTTTCGCTTCCGTTCCGTATGCCAAAAGTTGTTTTGCTCCGCTCGTAATACTGGACATGTCAAAAGGCGTATGAGCTGCCGTTTGGATAAGTTCATCCATCAATTGTTTAGACTTATCCGCACTACCAAGCATGGTATTGAAAGATATTTCAAGTTGTTGGAATTGAGAACGAGTATTAAAGATACTACCTGCCAGTTGCTCAAATCCTAAACCACCAAGTAATGTTGCCGAAAGCATGTGAGCATCACCCGTTACCCTTTGGAACAAGCTAGACATGCCCTCTCCGGCAGTTGGAGCGGACTTCATGCGTTCTATCATTTGGCTCATGCTATCGGTCAACATATTTGTTGCCTCTTTTGCCGGATTTGCTGAACCTGCATACAAAACATACTCATTCCGCATATTCTCCAAGGTCTGACGAGCACCGACAGCACCTCCTTCTAGGTTCTTCAGCTGCGCAGTTTGACCTGCCAAAGAACCTTTCAGATAGTCAATATTCTTCTGTAAAGAATCTATGGATGACTTATCCGTTGTAACTCCAAGAGTTAATCTCTTGTTAGTGATTTGCTGTTGGATTTTCTCTATTCGGTCTTTGGTAGCTTGCATTTGAAGTTCATAGCTATAAACTTCCCTTGCGGCTGCTTGCATCTTCTTGTTAAACTCAGAAGACATCACGTAAGCGGCTCTTGAAGCTGCTTGCGTTAAATCCTTTAAGCGATTACTTGCATCTGCATATTTTTCCGTCAAATCCGCAACAATAGCTGGGTCGGTTGACTTATTGGTCTTCAACAACTCAGCCCTCAACTTTTCGCACTCGGAACGAAGTTTCGTAACCTGCTCGAAATTCGCTTTGACATCGAATCTTAATTCTGCCATTTTTTATAATTTTATTGGCAAAATTAATTAATAATCAAAGGAATAACGAAAGAATAAAGGCGTGCTATTTCACTAAAGATTTAAGTGCAAAAATTAAGGTATAGATACTAAAAAAGCCTTCCACATTCACATGCAGAAGGCTCGGTCTTGTTTACTTATTTTTCTTCTATATATAAAGACCGTCAAATCACGACAGTCTGTAATTCTTTTAAAATTGCTTCCTACCAAGGAATCGAACCTTGGATAACCACCATGTAGGAAGTTCTACTCCACTAAACCTTACCTAACTCCACTTCACTCCACCAAACCACTCTTTACCTTACCAGACCTAACCCAGCCTTACCTTACCCTACCTTTGTAGTTATGTGAATTATTTCTTTTCGACTCTAAATGCTCCATAAAGCTTTCTATAAGTACCGACATGATAGCGAAGACCTGCAATCTCGGCCACCTGTAATACTTCCTCCTCGTTCAATTGAGTCTCATCAAACCAGCATGTAATTTCTTCTTATCTCAGTAACCATGCTTACCTCTTCACGGCTAAAACATTTCTGATTTCGTTTGCAAAGATAAGCATAGTTTCTGAAACATGCAGTTATTTAGTGTATTTCTTTATTCTTTTAAACTTTATTTTCTTTTAGAAACCTATTTTAAAGATTACACATTATTATAATTAATAACAAAGTTTAGTTTCCTCGCTAATCTGATAATTTATTAAGATTATCCTTTAAGTCTATGAAAACGTAATCCTTTGCCGTTATTTTTATAACTTTTGTTTTTGCTTTTGGGTAGTCCAACAACCCCTCTCCCCAAACATCACATAATGTCAACTTTACACGTTCGCTTCCATGCAACTCTTCAATCAAGACAGTCTTTGATATTTCATCATCAAGATCATAGAGTTTGCTAAACAAGGAAGATACGTTTTCAGAATACTCTAAAAGCGTTCCGGTTGGTCTTTTTGTTAAAGATTTGATTTTTTCAATTATCTCTAATTCTTTTTCAAATTTTTCTACTAATTGCTTGTCTGACTCTTCGTTTTTTGCCAATAAAGACAAATCACTTGCCATTTTGTTTACACAGCTATCCACTCTTTGAAAAGACCCGACCTTATCATAAAAAGACCATCTCCAAGACATTGCCTTAGAAAAATCATCGCAACTTACGATTTTATTACTCATGTTTATTGCCACTTCGTTTTCTATTGAGCTATTCCAATTCGTAATAAAATCAGCTGTTATAAATTTTAGTCCATATATAAGGCGAATCGAAGACATACGTATATCTTTAGCCTTAGACTTGCAAATAGCAGCATTCTCTGCCTTCACTTGGTTGGAATGGTACACGTAGCCACCAATTCCGCCACCTATCACAACGATAGCTACGATGATGGCAATTATCACTTTCTTCTTCATAATCACATTTATTTAAACTGTTAATATCCTAAGTTTACGACACTCCAAGAGCCATCACTATTCTTCTTGACAACACCATGCAAATCTACGAATTTTTTCTGACCACCATAGGTTGAACGTAAAGAATAAGAAACAGTGACCTCACGTCCACTAACGCTTTCTTTCTTCACCTTGAATACATTGGAGCTTTCCGCACCTACGGAACTTGAAGCATTGCTAACATTCCACTCTTTTTGAAGAGCATCCTCTATTGAATACAGGTCTTCATCCGAAACATACACATCGGTCTCACTAGAAGAACTGATAGCATTTGCTTTTTCGTATTCTCTTGGGTCTTCACGCTTCCCATCTCTCACGATATATACATAATGACATGATTTCAAGTCTTTCACTATCAACGATTCCAAATTCCAATCTTTAGGATTCCTATAAGGAATTGAGACTTTCATATCATACGCAAATTTCCCATTTTTTCCTTCCACAACACCCTCTACAGTTCCTTTATCACTAAAGCTACCATTCTGATCATTATAACCCTTATTGTTATAAAACTGACTATCAATCACCTTATAGCTTTTGCCAAAATATTTTTTTAAAACCAAGTCACGTTTTGGCATACAGGAATCCTTGGATATAGCTCGTATTTCATGCTGTTCCCACTCTTCAGCTATCATCTTGTCTCTTTCAGAGGCAACCTTTATTGCGTAACCACAAATGACAACAATTACTGCAATAATGGCTACGTAAGCAATTTTCTTCATAATCACATTTATCTAAATTGTTAATATACTAACTTTACAACACTAAACCTGTTAATTCGTTTATTTACGAATTGGATGTATTCCTATGATACGTTCGACATCTTTATCGAAGAATACTTCATATCTTGTACATTTTCTATTTTTGTCTATATACGCACCATTAATCTTATCAGGAGAGATAACAACATAATAACCACATAATTCTGTATGATTATTAATCATGCCAATCTCATCAGCTTTTTCCAACAGATTTTTTGCATTTTGCTCTTGTCTTTGTATCTCATTATAAACATAATTGATATTACTACTAGACAAATACATATTCCTAGACAGCGAGTCGTTGCGCCACAAACTATTATAAGCAACCATAACCATTTCGGCAGAAGCAGGATTGCATTGAAATTCCTCTAACTTCTCTACATTGGCGCACTCAAACCCTCTTGCCTTAATAAGGGCATCTGCTTTGTTTTCCTTTGATGTGCAACTAGTCAACAAGAGCACAACAAAAGAAATAAAATATAAGACCTTCTTCATATTCTAGACATTTAATAATATATTTACATTTACTTCTTATCTATCTCTTAGAAGAACAAACACTTTTGCGCTAATTTTCAATGACTTGTATTTTTATTACAAAAGTATTGTTATTTTACATTTCGGCTTCATTATACTCATAATCCCAGAGGAACAACTTGCCTTTGACGTTTCTAATCGGCTCATCGAACAATTTAGCATTCTTCAAGAACCAATGATATTGGAAATCTTCAGCAAATGCATCCGGATAAGCCTCATGAAATTGAATATCATCCAACTCTACACTGCCGATAATGGCTGACGTTGGCAAGTCTTTGAAGTCCGGAATAACAATACCATGCTCTTGGCAATATTTCTTCATTGCGCTCTCCTGCCATCCGTCAAGTTTTTCAGGTTTAGCTTGACTAGCATGAATAAGGAAACGACCACGGAACTTTCTATTCCATGTTCTATTCTCAATGGTCTTGCAGCCGATAGCGATTAACCAAGCATACGGCTGACGAATTGATAATACTTTCATAAGCTCATTGTTTTATTATTTGCATCCGCAAAGGTAACAAAAACCTTCGAGAAATACAAGGAAACTCTAATTTATTTTCATGTTTTCTAAAAATAATCTTGAAATAGCTTGCATCCTTAAGGCGGTAAGAGGTTAAATCCTCTTCCGTCTTTTCTTTTTAATTCTGTCCCAATCCGGTTTAAGCACATCCATCGTGCCGACCATCGCCTTGTACTTGTCGCCAAGTTCGCCCTCGTTCATAGATGAACGGAAAGTATATATCTTGTATCGTTCATGCTCAGGGACATATAATCCCACCATCAAGGAACGGACTCCATCTACCTCCTGCTCCGGTGCTATCAATACAAGCCCCTCGTTCATGCTTTCCAACTTGAAAATCTTTGAGGTGACAACCTCATAATAGTCTAGTATATTCATATTCTTGTCTCCTATAATTAGTTTGTACGTTCAAGCACTTCAATATACTGAATAGAGCTACAATCAATATATTTACGTGTAAACACTACTGTACTTCCACTCCCAATCATAAGTGTTCTGTTCTTTGTATTGCAATTGAAAGAGGTTTCACCACCAACACTATTGAAGTCGAAACTTATCTTTGCTCCACCTACCAAGTTGATATTTCCTCTAAGACCTTTATTCTCGGCTTCGCCCAATATCACATTCACATGACCTGCATCCATATTCTTATCTAATCAATTGTTAAACACCTTTTTTACTAAATATGCGAATGATGGAATCGCTATCAATGTAGTCACAACTTCCATCCGTATCAATTATTGTCACAATATGTTCCTCTTCGTTGTAGATAACATCATCTGTAGTAGTAAACTTCTTTATATGCTTACTAAAATTTACATGAGATACCTGCCCATTTACAAGTGTAATTGTCACAAGGCAACCACACTTCTTCGCAACTTCTATAACATTTTTGATAAAATCAATCTTCATAGCTTTATTATTTTAATTCTTGTTCTACGATGTCAAAATTGTCCCACGTTTCTCCTTCGCTGTCTGAGATATGGAAGAAAGAAACTGAGATATTGTATAGATAATCATCGCAATTTAAAACTCGCTTGTAATTCTCCAAAGTGTTCATCCCTTTGTGTCCTATCGCTTTTCTTGCCTTATCTATGGTAGAGAAGACTTCTGCATCAACCTCCACTGCTTCACCCAACCCATGTTGGTATGAAGAAATTACTACATATACTTTCATCGCTTAAACCTCCTTATTTATTATGCTACCTTAGATAACGTTTCTTTGTCAATCTCAATCCATTGGCAAGCATCCTTGCGGAAGAAGATGTCCGAATCGAACCGCTTGCCATCCACGATAATGTGGCTACTTTTGCATTCGAACTTATGGTTTCGGGTTAGTGGTATTAAAAGGTACGTATTGCACTCATTCTTGTCGTACACTATCGTCAAATCCGTGCCGATAACTTGTGATACCACCTTGCGTTCATCTGAGCTTAAAACGCCAATCTTGCCATCATGCTTAACGTAAAGAGCATCCATCAAATTCTTATTCATATCTCTTAAATGTTTAATATTCAAAGTCCGGTGCAGTTTAGCGTGTGCCTCACGAAATCTATTACAAGTCACACTCGTATGAGTATTGCTTTTTCAGCTTGTTCAATGCATTCTCGGTAACGTAGTAAATGTTATCGAAATATTCGCTTTTCTTGATGCTTCGGCTTTCCTTCAGCTCTACCTTGTGATTGAATGTCACTTCGTAGCGGTTTGCGATGCTTGTAATCAAGAAATCGACCTCACGCTTATGTCTGTCCAGATCGGTCTCTTTATACTCACCACGCTTGATAAATGCGTCCTTGTTCGTCTCTTCGATGGTTGCAACCATGTTGCCTTGCATCACGATAATCTTTGCGCTCATATCTAGTTTCTTTTTAAATCGTTAGAAATCTGTTATGCAACTCTCATAAGGTTTGCCTTCTTGAAGCAACGCCATTCTTCTTTCTCGGTATCAAAGTACACTTGGCAAGTGTCATTCATCTTGCGACCTGCACCCTGTGTAGCTGGGATAACCTTCTCGCTCAATGTGCCGAATGCCTCACGCAAGCTGCCATCAACCTTCTGAAAGTAGAACTTCACGATGCGCTTCTTCATCTGACCCTTCAGCTTGATGTTCATCCAAGCGACCTTTAAAGCCTCGCTCATTGTGTAGCCATTCTTCTTGATGAACTGCCAAGCAAGCTTCATTACCTCACTCAATGTATTTCTTAATGTAGTAGCCATAATCACTATACCGTTTTACGAGTGCCGACTCGGCTGCATAACAGCAATTAATAGTTAAACTTTAAAGCCTTTATCTCTTAAAGGCATTGCAAAGGTAAGTAATTTTTGTATAATCGCCAAATATTTTGAGAGAAAAATCAACATATTACTTTATTTTTAACCTTTATTGTCTAACTATTACTTACTTTTTACAGCTTTTAGCACATTATTACTTTATTTCTTTGTATCTTTGCACCTAAATAATCAAAATATTACTTTATGATAAAAAGCAACATTAAAAGCGAATACCTTATTAATATAAGTAAGCGCATTAAGTATTATCTAGATTTACGCCAAATGAAGGCTAAATCATTAGCAGATGCAATAGGAGTTACCGCTAATGCCATTTCACTTATAGTAAATGGCAAAACAACTCCCAGTATAGATTCATTACATCAAATTGCTATTGCATTAAATATAGAGGATTGGCAACTTCTTACAGATGAGCAATTGCAAAAGGTTCAACTAGAGCAGCCATCCGTTCCGCAGTCTCCGGCTATCATCTGCCCTCATTGTGGCAAGCCTATCGAACTGGAAATTAATGCAAAGGAGGGGAAATGATATTCCTCTCCTTCCACTCTTCTATTCTTTCTCCTTCAAAAAGCCTATACCTGCATGAACATTACCCAACTTATACCAAGACTGGTCTAAAGTCATAACATAACTACTGAAGGATTCTTCCCCAATATCAAGGGTGAAGTCTTCATCTACATCAGGCTCTCCATGTCTTACGTACCCCTTATTCGGGGTGTATAGCAATCTATGATATGAGCCGCTCTCACAAATATAAAGTCCGCTATTACGCCAATCGGAACTCCAAAATTCCGGTTTATTCACGTAACAAAGCATTACATCACCATCGTAAATAGGAATACTATGACTTCGCTCATCCTTTTCTCCAACAAATTTTTCACTGTCAACATTGTCAGACTGACGGATAACAGATACGATGGAGTAACCATTTCCAATAAAGTCCGCTATATCAACATATGTTCTTTGCTCTCTAAGGTCAAATTCCTGTTGGCTTCTCACGCTATCTTTCTCAAAGATTACAAGTATTCTTGTGTACTTATCACCAAAATTGACCATACTTAGAATCAAGCCGTTGTTCATGTAAGACGCATAAGCTTCTTTGGCTAGTGTTAATACACGCTCTAGATATTCCAATGGCTTGTATCTAACTAACCAAGACTGACCTTTTTGCATCTTTTGCAAGTACGAATACATGTTCATCGCCTCGCATTCATCTATTCCATGCTTCTTGCAGACCAACTTGAACTTATCCGGATAAACACTAGTTACAAGTCTATCCAATTCGTCCATAGCTTGCATAGCCTTCAAATAATCATTCGCTTCCATTTTACTAATCTTTAAGTTTCTCAATTATATAGCCACGACCTGTATAGGTGCAAGACAAGCCGATATACACTAGCTGATGTAAAAGCCACAATTCTTCAGTGAACGGCAATCTATCACACTTCACAAACTCATCTTCATCCTCAAAATCAGATGCCTTTTCCAATATTTCTTCCTTTGTCATTATCTTTAAATTTGTGCCCGAAAGCTGTTAATCCGCATCTTTTATTTTTTGTAATGTGTCAAGTATCACGTTTGCAATCTCAAACCTACCGACATTTGGATTCTGTGGGACACTATAACACAAAGCTTTTAAAAGCTCAAAACATTGATTCTCATATAATATCATACGCTTACTTCTTTTGATTAAAATACTTTTCCAACTCTCGAAGGATGAACATCCCTCCTATCTTGAAAGACTGTTCTATCACTACTCGATGTTCCTTAAATTCGTTTTGGCTTCTCGAAAACCGAAACGCTTCATTCTCTAGCATAAGCACAAACTTATTAAATTCTGCATCGGCCATTTGCATCCACCTCCTTCCTTTGAGAATAAATCATCAATATAGAACCACCCGTCTATAGGCATATTCTCAACAAATCCTTTCCAAGACTTGAATTCTTTGACTTGAGCTAATGAATAATAGTTGCCTACACTATAGTGCAGCAATATCCATTCATCATATCCTTCTGGCTCTTTTGTATTTGGATGCCATAAATTCTTCATCAACTCATTGATAGCCCACTTAGCGCCAGCCTTGAAGCTATCTTTGCCCCTAAGACAAATCATTTCTTCCTCAACCTCGCCACTATTGTATCTAGCATACTCTGTCTCAATATGCTTATTAGCAGCAGCTTCTATTTTCTTATCGTCAAAAACCATTTTATTAAGCTTCATAACCATTATTACGTAGTTCTTCAATTAAAATCTTAACATCTTCTATAGATTCTCTTGCAAGAGTTCGTAGATGAGTTCTGCGAATTGCTTCAGGGCAAGCGCATCTATTATCATGTTCATAATCTTCCCCTCGTTGTTTTACTTTATCTCTAAACAACTCGGCAGATTTCTCATACAAAAAATCTAATTCTATTTCAGATAATTTCATAATCAAACCTCCTCTTTAAATTCGGACTAACACTACAAGCCTTTATTTCGATTATCGAAAACATGCTCACCAAAAATCTTCTTAAGTACTTTCATATACCTAATCTTTTATATCTTTAATATAACACCACTTTGTGATGTTGTTTCTCCTTACATAATCTTTCCAATAAACAAAAGAGTAAAGATAATCAGCTTCGTACTTAAGACCTCCATCGTCTCCATCATACCATTCTGTAAGAATCCATTCTTCGTAGTTTGGAGCTTCTTTTACAGAGTACCATTTAGTCATTGTTCACCTCCTTCCTTTGGAAGTAAATCACTAATATAGAGCCAGCTAATAATATCATAATTAGTTCCAATATATTTGAAATCGTAATCATACCATCCAAAATCGTGAAAAGATGATTGTTCTATTCTTTCTTCATCTTGAAACATCCCATGTTTAGGATGATAAACAACTCTTACCAAACATGTTCTATTTTTATCAGGCATTTCGCTAGCAGGATGCCATAAGTCCTTAAGGAACTCTTCCTTAGTTAATCTCTTTTCCATTTTTCAATCTCCTTCACATAAAGTTTCGTTAACCTCGTCATTGTATGTGTGAGTAACCGGATTGTACTCGGAATGGGTCGCATCTACCCTACCTTTCCGGTTAGTGAAATAGATAGCATTTCCATTGTCATAAAACCTGTACACTGTTATACTATCTACAACAAACAATTTCTCGACCTTGAATTTGTCAACAGAATCCGAGATTTGGACTCTTGTACCCTTACCTTTGCAACCTACCAAAATGGCGGCAACGGCTATTATCATAATTACCTTTTTCATATCAACTTCTTTTCTTCTTGAAGAATACGTCATTCATCGTACCCTAATATACTAAAGAACTCATCCATTTTTGAATTTAGATTGTTTGCCATTAACATATATGCCGGAACGGAGCGACCGATATTGCACTCTAACTTCAATGCATGTATCATTACTGAAGCTTGATGGCTTGAAATCTTAACCCTATCCAATCTGGAAAGTATTTCGCTCTGCGAATCTGCATTACGAAACACTTTCTTGATAAGACTTTCTATGTACTTACGCTGCTTGTCCGTCATTGCTCTTATTGTGCTCAAGAGACTCAACCAAAGCCTTCAGACCATTGAAGGTAGCATCCACCAACTCCTTGCTATCGGAAGCATCAAAATACCAATTTCCAATAATCTTGCTATTATTTTCGGCAAACATCGTAATACTCGTATGAGTATTTGAAGACGACATCTGGATAGACTCCTTTGTTCTACCCATGAGGCTGGCAATCTTTGTCAACACCTCTACATAAACATTATTCTTTTCCACTTTCTTCTTACAGTTTTTGTGGTGTGTCTCACCTTTTTTAAATTAGTAACCTTGTTTTTTAATTACAATGCAAAGATACAAAGAATATCCGAAATATGCAAACTTTTTAATGTGTTTCTTTTGTTCTTTAATATATCATAACATATAACACCGATAATTTACTGACGTTAACACAAAAAAATCCCCACCACTACATTATTATATAGTGATGGGGCAAACCTTTAAAACAAAATAGCATTATGGATTTCTACGATTACTATCATATCAAATCATCCACATAAGCCCATTTATAGATGGCGTTTGATTTCGTGAACCTATTCCACCATTCCTCGCCTAAGAAATTCAGATGCTTGAAACGCTTACGAACCTTAGTCAGACCGACAATGCGTCTGTTGTACTCCGGCAATTCTTCAACCGAATGCCAAGCACCTTCCTTTTGATATTTCATTCCCAACTCCAAGGCTTGCTTGGCTATCTGCCTTGCACCTTGACTAAAGTCTATCTTATCAATCAACATTTCTAAGTCCATAATCAAATAACTTTTATGTTTACTTTGTCTTCAAAAAACGCTTCTAGCACTTCCTTGGCTTTTGTATCTGCTTCATCCAAGTCTTTGCATTTGACTACTTGAACACCATAACCTATAGGGTTACGCAATTCATAACTGCCTTCAGCCTTAACCAACCGGAGGAAAATATCTCCACCTTTAAAGCGGTACGAATATCCTTCTGTTGCCTCGTTCCATTGTCTAACTATGTTCCTCACCGCCATAATATCTTTGCACTTTTACCAATGTAGCACTAGCACCCTCAATGTAGGCTGCGATAATGACATTTCTATATAGCTCACTATTTTCCTTATCAATTCCTACCAAGCCTTCTGTTGATTTCAAAGGCTCAATTGTAAATTTATAAGCCTCCTCTACTATCCAGCTAGGAACTCCATTTGAAATCAAATTCTCACAATACTCATTCATAATTTAACCTTTTAAAATTAGTGGATGACAAGGGATTTAAACCCTTGTTGGTGTCAACACCTCCCCAGTGACCTGGTTTGACATACTCCCTCGCTACTTGCAAGGAATTGTTGGGTGACTAACGTGGCTGCACCCTTGCGATTGCTCGGACGGCTTACTACCACTACCCAATTCGGCAATGCCCTGCCGAAGTATATTCTCAGCTGCAAAGAGGTCTCTAGGATGAACTGCACCACAAATAGGACAAGTCCAAACCCTATCACTCAATGACAGCTTATCATTCTTATAACCACAAGTACAAAGGCGGCTCGAAGGGAAGAATCGGTCAATCTTATGAACCTGAACGCCATATTTTTTCGCAACGTGTTCCAACTTCACAACGAAATCGCCATGAGCCAAGTCAGACATCTTGCGTCCCCAATTACGCTTCATTCCCTCCAAGTTCAAATCCTCCAAGCAAATCAAGTCATAACGCTTGCACAACTCATGCGCCATCTTCCACTGGAAATCGGAACGCTTGTTCACGATGTTTTGATACAATCGCTCCAACTCCAGCTTCTTGCGCTTGCGGTTATTGCTGCCCTTCTTGCACTTCGAGAGGTTGCGAGACCTGCGTCTAAGCTCCAACAAGTCAGTTTTAAGGAACTGAGGATTATCAATCTCACGCCCATCGCTCAAAGTCATGTACTTCTTCAATCCAAAGTCGATGCCCACGGATGCACCATCATGTGACTTTCCGTAAGACTCGGCTTGCTTGTCTAAGCAAAGGACGATAAAGTACTCGCCCAACTTGTTTCGCTTGACCGACACCCTCTTGACCTTGCCATCGTAGGGACGGCTCAGAGAGAACTTAAATGACTTCTTTATCTTGTTTATCACAAACTCGTTTCCACTAAGGGAATAGCCATTTTGTTGAAAGGCAAATGAACCAAATTCTATTGCTTTCTTAAATTTTGGTGGACGCTTCGCATCATGCTTGAAGAAACGCTTGTAAGATATATCCAATCTATCCAACACCTCCCTTACTGTTTGACAATTAAGCAATGTTGGTTTATAACACTTAGAGAAATGCTTATACATAGTAAATCTTGGAATGTACTTGTGATACAGCTTATAATATCTCTTCTGCAAGGCAAGAGCGTGATTCCAAACATAGCAAGCCTCACGGAGCATCTTATCCAAATGCTTCGTCTTCTTCGTCCGATATAGCTTGTACTTGTATGAAATCATATTCTTAAATTTTAACCAGTTTTTGAAAGGTGTGTCTCACCGAAATTCACTTGCAAAGATACGAAATTTCTTTCATATATGCAAGGAAATCGGCAAGAACTTTCACCTGTTTTATAATTAAAGTGCCAATGGTTGTCGGCAAATTTTAAGTGTTCACATCTTACGATGCGGTATTAACTATCTCCCTGCCCAAGGGAACAACCATTAGCGATAGGCTATTTGTAGTTATGAAACTTCAAAATAAAGCCGTGTGACTCCTAAGTTTACAATCCCGCCCCCACGCTGGGCATCACACGGCTTTGACACGTGGGTATTTGGTCGATTATGGAAATCCTACCTCGTCTTTCTTATATCATTCCGCTGCCATCCTGCCGCCCAGTCTACCGGAGCTGCATTACAGCAGTGAAAAGATGTATTCACATTATACAAAGCTGCTCTGAACTCATCCAATTCTTCTGCCGTGAACGGACAATCCTTGTGTACTCGCCTAGTCATAATTTCACTACATTATAACCAAGCCGACTTGCAAGACCAAGGAACACGTTAAAGTCTTCTTGTGCAAGTTCTGTTCCTGACACCACTCCATTCTCCATAGTGAAGTAACGCTTTGTATTGTAAAGCGTATCCTCCAAGCAATAAGTTCCTTTCATTTCTTCATTCTAATCAATAGTAAACAACCTTTCAATAGGTCTCTTTGTAATATTCGGGTTAAGGGAATTGGTTACTTCCTTTTCCCAAACACATCTGAACTCTTGGGGCATCTGGTATTCGCTGATAAATACCTTATGACCTCTCCTAGCCATTTCCATGCACCATATATAGAATCTTTCGTAATCGAAATTCTTTGATACATCATACTTTTTTGTAGCTTTGTAAGGCAAATCGCAATACACTATACTCCTATCCGGTATCACAAGTTCATCATAACTGCCGCTATAGAACTCAACACCTTTGAGAAGAGGCACATCACGCATTGTGTTTTCTATCTGCTCCCTTATGTAATCTCTTGCCTTTCCGTTCTTGCCGACAACATTATGTCCGCTATAGCCACCATCAAAGAATCGGCCATTAAAGCTCGCCATAAAGCCAATTAGTCCGACACCTGCTTCTGTGAAGAAATTATTCTTTCCGTGATAGCAGTCTCTTGCAAAGTTATACAACGTCTTACTAATATGGTTGAAGACAAACCCATCATTCAGAAGATGCTTCCACATTTCGATAAGATACCTATTCTTATCGTTGGCAATCCTGCGATACGTATCCGGAACGTTCTCAATAACGCTACAACCACCACAGAAAGCATCTACAAACGTATCATGTTCCTTGTCCAGCATAATCGGCAATATTTCATGCACGATTCTAGCCTTACTACCCATGTACTTCATCCTATCAACTTCTTAATCATTTTAACACCTCGCTTACCAAACTTTCGCTCGACAACAGCATTATAGCTCACTCCATCAATGGAACACTCATCCGGATAGCACTCTTCAAGCCAATCTGTGAACTTCAGTAGATTGAAGACTAACTCTTTTCTCGCTAAAAGAAACCGCATATCAATGAATTTTCCAAAGCTTATTCCGAAGATTTTCTGAAATTCATTACCTATAGGCAAGAACTCACTTGGTTCGATTTTCATTAGCTTGCTTTCTTAGATGTCACACTCTCCAAAGGATAGTCACTCTTCATAAAGTCACTAATTCCGATATAAGTTTTCTGCAAATCCTTCTCATCGTCTTTCAAGTCTTCTGTCGCATTTACAGCGGCTGCATTCAAAGTCTGTTCGTTGAAGACACCGTTTCTCACCTTATCGAAATAAGAAAGAATCTCTTTAGTCATCAAATGGTCAGCAAGTCTCTTGAAATCCTTATTCATCACCAATGCCATGAAGTCATAAGAATTTTCAAAGGCCAAGATAGGAGCAAAATCCTTGAACGCTTGCATTAAGTTAACATGCAAATCTTCATACAGCTTACGGATGATATTCTCGTAAGTTCCCAAACAAAGGTTGGTCAGATTGTACAGGATGATTGCATTCGCATAAACTCCCGATTTTTCACCAATCCCTAAGTTCTGTAACCTCACCGCAAGCTTATCTCGCAACTTGTACAAGTCTTCACTAATCTTGTCATAGAACGTCATTGCGAATTCGTTATTGAAATCTGCATTAGGAACATAAGCGTCATAATACTTAATCGCCTTGCGAAGGTTCTTCTTGCAGTCCACCCACTTCTTCTTCACTTCAAACCTAACGCATTTCTTCTTCAGAATACTCTTTTCGATTTTCTGCATGAAGCACTCTGCCAACACCATTTCAACATAGACATATTGCTGAAGATAACCTCTAGTAACAATCATAACCTTGTTTACTTCGGTTTCGGTCATTCCATGCGGCACACTGACAATTATCTTCTTGCCACCTACGTTCAACAAGACTCTTCTGAAACAATTAACACTAGGCATGATGTTTTCTATTAGAATATTCAACAACCTTGTTATAGCACTCTGTCCTTACCAAATCCTCGACCTTATTCAATACAATAACCTCATGGGTATCATTCATATTGACTTGTGGGCAGCAAATCTGATAAAAATACTTTGTCCTGATGGTAAAACCAAGCAACTTGATTTGTTCCTTGAATACCCGACCAGACACCACCTTATCAAGTTTTTTCTTGCCTTCGAAGAGATTCAAACTCTCCTCTCTACGATATACAATATCGGTATTAACCGAAAAAATCTTTCCGATCATAACTATTCCTCCAAATTTCTAAGCGTTTCAAGACTCTCATCATTATCAACATCATAGCCGATATAATATTCGTTGCCTATTCTAGCACCAACATATACCTCTTCTGCATCCAAGATATAACGGGACATCTGTTCACGCACCTTTATCTGTTCTTCATTCAATCCAAGTACATCAAAGCACTCTTCCTGCAATGACTTATATGGTTTCGTTCCCATATATGAAACATAAGCCAGCTTTCCGTCCTGATGCAATGGCTCCCACTTCTCCCACCAATGGTTACGGTACTCCAAGATACCTCTTTCTACTCCATCGGCACAAACATATTTAACTATTCGTATTTTCATTATCAACCTTTTTTAAAACAACTTTAACTGTCTTTCCTTGGCACTTGAACACACGAGACTTAATCTTGTATGTAAGATTGTTAATCACGACTTTATCACCTACACAAGGCATAAAATGGAAATCGTAATTTTTCCAAATGATACTGCCTTCATACTCGAATTCAACCATTTTTTATGCTTTCTAATGCTTTTTATATTTATCTAACATTACTGAATTAATCTCAGACCAAAAAGTTACAATTACGTCTTTTGAATCAACATTATGTTTCTGTGCTATAAAATTTCCAGCACTGACGAAATCAAAATAGCCATCAATCGTCTCTTGTGTACCTGTACATGTACGTGTTATGCCATTCTTGACATACTTAGCCACAAAATAATAGCATCTCTTCATCGCAACAACTCCCTAATAAATTCGTTACGCATCGGCTCAACGATGCTTGTATACAAACTCTGCTTATCTTCCGGAATATCATCCGGTGTAATAGAGAACATCAACAAATAAGACATCGGAATCTCCAATACCTTGCATATTGCATCAATCTTACTCTTACGTGGAAACGTTCTTCCGGTCTCCATAAACAACATATTTGTCTCACTACAACCGATAGCCTTACCAAGTTGTCGTTGGGTCAAGCCCTTGCTTACCCTCATTGTCTTAATCGCCTTTCCTAAATCCATTTAACCTCCTATTTTAAATTTTCAAATCTATTCTTAATTGCAATCATGGCATCATTGACACCATCCTTATATCCAACAGAATACAAGGAACAATCCTCTTCGCTCGGTTTTCCGGTTTTTGATTTCAAAAACTCTTCTATCTCACGGAAACCATACTCCAAGAATCTGAGAAACATAGCGTTCTTCGTGATAGCTGGTCGTAGAACATCTTTAACCCAATCCCAGCCATCACCATAACCCAAAGTGAAATTAGAATTATTACAATATCTCACTTTCGGCTCATCCAACCATTGTTTTATTATTTCCTTTTTTGTCATCATTCCCAGTTTTTATGGTGTGTCTCACCTTTTCAAATTAATAACCTTTATTTCTTAATTGCAATGCAAAGATACAAAGAATATTCGAAACATGCAAGCGTTTTAATGTGTTTCTTTATATTATTAATGTATTTTAATTGTTTAATATAGTTTCTACCATTTATTTTAAACTTTTTACATTTTTCTCTTTCTCAAATACTCATGCGGCCAATTACCTTTATCCTTAATTTTATCTTACTATGTTCTTTAACGTGTGCCTCACGCTTTGTAATTTTTGCATCTTGCAGCGATTTCTGTCACTCGCTTCCCTTGTACTTTCGTAGTGCTACCTTTCTTGCATTTCAAAATATTTCCTATACTTGTATTTTGTATTACCAAGAAATGGGCGCAACAAAAACAACTTCTAAAATTCTTATCCATTTGACATTTCCTTTTTAAGTTTTTTTCTTTGAGCCAAGAACATAACAATCTCCTCGAAATCATCGCAATTCAAGAGCATTTGTCCAACCTGCCATTCCGCTGCTTTCTGATTGGCATCCTCCATACCCTTTGCTAAGAATGTGATTTTCTTGTCTTGGCTTCGATTCTCTACAGTAACTTCAAGTGTACCATATTCAAGTTCGGTAGTCTTCATACTGAGACCTTCATCAAATATCCTCAACAAATGATTAAAAAGATTACTTCTTTCCATTTTTCAACCTTTCATTTTCTTGTTTCAACAAGTCCTCAAATTCCTTGCGCTTTGCTCGCATAATCTCGAACCATTTACTTGGTGTTATAGGACACCCCATAAGCCAATGGTCGAAGTTTGGAACAGGCAAATTGAACTCTCTAGCTTCAATAGTATAATCGTACCACTTCAACAACTCTTCTTCGGGAGCTTCCTTTTCAATATCTGTTACAATAGTAGCCATATCGAAAGTCAAATCGCCACAATTAGCTATTCCTCCAACTTGGTCACCTATCCAAAATGTCTCCGGATTATCTAATCCGTAAAATTCATGCTTCTCACAGAATGCCTTCAAGTAAGCATTGCAAGCATTCTCGTAATCATTCTTTAATTTCTCCTTATCCATATCACATATCCTTAAAAAGTTTATTAATCTCGCTCTTCTACACCTTTGGATGGGAGCACATCACAACTTGCGTACTTGGGTCATGTCTTACCTGCCATTCACAAGTATTACACCCCAAATCACCAACTTTATTAATTGCATTGGTGTATCTGCCTTTCTCACCATAGGGGCAATCGGTAACAAAATCCTTTCGTCCCCAGATGTACTCATCTATCTTGTATGAGATAGCATTTGCTTTCTCCTTTTTCTCGTTAATATTTAAAAACATCATATCGTCAATATTTAAAATAAGCATAGCTGACCATCATCAGCGACCTTAACATTACTCTCAGAAAACCAAAGTTCCTTGAATATCCTCTCCATGCAAGCTACGACAATCGAATTTCCAGCAGCCTTTTGAAGACTTGACTTCGACACTCCACTTTCAAGCATCTTGTCTATGTATTCTTCGTCAACGTTCATTAAGCGGAAGAGTTCTCTCGGAGTCAAACGCCTAATGCGCAACCTTGTCTCTCCAAGCACAACCAAGGAGTCCTTGCTCGCAGATGTAATGGTATTGGCTATGTTCTTTCCAAGTTCGACCTTTGAACTATGCTTTTCGCCTTTTATCCACTTCCCCTCAGAACGAGTTCTTATAGCTGCACTCATAGGTTCTTTCCATTCATTCGATACAAATTTCTCTTTACATAGCAAGTCATCACTAAAAAAGTACTTCTCATCCACATTTTCCTCCAAGACATCAACCAAGTGTTTCTCTAGTTTTGTCTTTCTCGGAAAATGATAATCTATCTTATCACCATCGTTTCGTATAGAGAGCATGAAGACACGCTTTCTGTTCTGAGGAACACCGCAGTCGGCTGCATTTACCACCTTAGCATAGTTAACATATCCGTAGGATTCCAACTCCTTGCGCCACTTATTAAAGAACCCAATGAACTTTGTTTGAACCAAAGCCTCTACATTCTCCATCAAGAGGTATTTCGGTCTCTTGGTAATAATGGCGTTTCTTGTGAACCAAAGGATAGAGGAACGTGTATTGCTTCCCTCCTCTATTCCTTTCTGCTTTCCGGCTTGCGAAACAGACTGGCAAGGTGTTGAATATGTCAGCAAGTCAAAATCGGCTACCTTGCTCCAATCTATCTTGGTCATGTCACCAAAGTTCTTGCCGGATAGACTAGGAAAGCAAACATTATGCAAAGCTATTGCATTTGGCTCTATCTCAGACCATCCGATGCACTCGTAATCGAAATCAGAATATTTCTTCTTCAACCGCTCTAAAGCCATCAGTTGAGAGTCATATCCGGCACAAAGTTCAAACGTCCGTATCTTCATTAAATATCATGGGTTTTACAAAAATCCTCTACAAAGCCATCACCCCAATCGTCCTCATGCCATATCTTTGCAACTTCAAGCTGTCCCATTTCCTTTATAGCCAAAAGAACTTGCTTTATATCGTTTTCGTACTTAGGCAATGAATTCTCCATAATCGGGAATACATCCTTTATCTCTTCAAAAGACAACACAACGTCAAACGAACCACCTTCACTTGGCGTTACTTCAAACAACTCTTCAGAAAGATTCTTTGAGGATTTCAACCACTTCAAGAATTGCTTTCTACTACGATACTCACAATATAAATTGCTAAACTTTACGTATAGCTTATCAAAACTTAACTCTTTCATAATAAATCAAATTTATCTTTAATTATCTGTTTCAAACACCGTCTGCTTGCCTCGTCTCATAGCACGATACTTCTCAGGAGCCATTGGTAAGCCATTCTCTTTTAATGCTTTCTCATATGCACCAAAAGCCAAGCAATCCGCTTGCTCGTTCAAATCATCGCCATTATGTCCCTTTACCCAAGTCAAAATAACAAGCTTATCCTTTGCACACTTACGATACAACTTGATTAAATCTGTGTTCTTTATATCTGCGCCTATTTCCCAATCTGTATAGCGGAACATCTTTAATGCGTACTTGGAATCACTTCGAACCTCTATGACAGAACCTTTCGGGCAATAATTAACGGCTGATATTATCGCTAACATCTCCATTCTATTATTGGTAGTATGCAAGCAATGGTGTGTCTTGACCTTTTCAAGTTCACCTGTAGATGTATTCACAACAATATACGCAGAACCACCTGCCTTATGGGTGGAATAGTTATCGCAGCTGCCATCTGTATAGCAAATATAGTTTGGAAGAAGCCTTTTTCTTTCCACAACAGTTTCTTCTTTCTTAGGTTGAACCTTTCCATACTTTGCATTCTTGCCTGTTCGCAAAACGGAGTTGTAAGCACCTGCCAATGTTCGCCAATCATCACAATAGTTTCCATCTTTCTGTCTCCATTCGTTTTTCCATAACAAGTCCCACAAATCTTCGATAAAGCCCTTTTCTATCCAATTTTTCTTTATACAGAAACCCGAAAAGACTCGGGAAGATGGTATCTTCGCATACAAATCCTTTGCCATTTCGTCAATAGCATAATCTTTTTTGTTTGCGGTACACCAATTGGGAATAACAATTATCACCTCCCTCTTGCCAAGCAGACGTTTAAATCTAGATATATTGCCAAAGTAGCGATTAGACTCTTCCGCAAAGTCAGCATTCTTCACTAAATTCGCAAAAGTTTTGTTTGAAACACGAATCGTAAACAAGTCTATATCCTTACAAGTTTCCAATATTCTATTAACCAAGTCAAACATAGCCTCTATTTTGTCGGCTTGTTGCTCGTTGACCAGGAAGTTGTCACGAATGAATTTGTCACCATCATACAATCGACTATAAGCCAACACTCGATTTGCACCTTTCACACGATATGAACTCAGATAAACATCATAAGCTCTAACTTGATGTTCTGATTCCAAGTACTTTTCTTCTATCTTCTTCATAATCTCGTATATATAATAATAACACGTAATATATCAAGGAACACGTTAGCCTCTTAAAGACTCCTATACTTATTCCAACTAACTACTAATATGAAAATGTCCAAAATAGAACTTACCCACCATAGAAGTCATCAGGTAGATTTCCTATTGTGCCATTTTCCTTTATTTGCATTCGATGTCCCTTCAATTTATAACCATAGATTCTGTGCTTGATAGCAATAGAAGTCTCTCGGTCTCCAAAAGAGTAAGAGCAAGGTATAATTAAATAGTGCAGGTTACCTACGTTAAACGTAAAGTTCCTACGACCAAACCTTTGCAATGTTCGTTCCATCTCTCCCTCGTTTCTATCATCTGCCATGTGCATTTCCGCATACGTGGACTTAATCTTACCTTCGCAGATAAGATTCTTCTTGATTCGGCATATAGAGCCATGACCCATATTCACAACCTTTGCAAACGAGTTAGTAGTTAGTTGATGCCAAGCACAATCATTGTTGCCAACGTTAAAACAGTCTTGACGAGCACCACTAATAACCGATGTGTACAAAATATTGTTGACTATAGAATATAACTCCTTTAGCTTATAGTCCTTACTAATAGGAATACGACAAACGTAAGCCCCTTGAAAGCGACCGCCCTTTTTATTGGGCTTCTTTTCTTTATCACGGAACGTATTCACGATAAATCGCCCGTTACCAAGTTCTGTAAAGAGTCCATCCTCCTTGACATCCTTTAGCAATTTTCTTGCCTTTGGATAGCCTACACCGAGTTTTTTCTTTACATCCTTGATGGTTAAGTTAAATATTACAGAATTTCTGCGTTGCATCTTACACCAAATGGCAAAGCAAAGAGTCTCCTTGTGCGCTTTCACTTCTTGCGATGACGCACCATAGGTATACTTCTTTACCAAGTCCATACGTATGTGTAAATAATGCTTTCCCATAAATTCCTTATTTGTTTACCTTATCTGTGTTTCGCCTACTCCAACAATTATTGCCCATTGCTAACCTAGAGCAATCTAAGAATGTTTCGACTCAAAACAAGGATTCTAAAAAGAAATCCTTACCCTTCATTCGTCTGACACCGAAATCTAGGTAAGGATTATCGTGGTATGGCTTTCGCCACGGAAAATCTTATTGATTCTTGTAAGCGTGTCAGCACCAACAAAGCACGCTGCAAAGATACTAATTTATTTTCAAACTGCAAGAGCTTTAATGTATTATTCTACTCTAATTGCGCATTTTTAACACATAACACAATTTTAGTTACGTATACAAAACTACAAATACATTAAGCCGCTTGCAATTTTAACATTTTACACTCTAAGGCATTTTCAAGACAAAAAAAAGAGCAACCACCATCACTGGCAGCTGCTCCATAAGTTGTTACCTTAAACCAATCTAAAACCTTAATAACTAAAAACCAACCTAATAAAATAACTTTTTCTTATATTTTACCGTGAGAACCTGTTGGCGGAATTAAAAAAACGCCTGAAATTTAGTATATTTTTATGGAGAAAAAGTTGTGCATCTCGTTGATTTTTAGTAACTTTGTAGTGTCCA